CAAACATATCAATCTCCTGCTAAAACTAACAAAACTATGATGGCTAGGAACCAGTGTCCAGTAAACAACAAAAACCAGAAGCCTAGCCATCCTGCCATATTATGCACCTGCGGGTTTCATACAAGTAGTCTCTGCAAGACGCTTCCAGTTCATAACTGACATCTTACGCAAGTCTGCAATCTTGATTGCCATGCGCAACGACACTTCACGCAAACGATCTTTGTTGTCGTTCATAAACTCAATGATCTCGTCCTGCACAGCGGGATCAAATTCATAGTCTGCAAACAACTCGCCGTCCTTGGCAATTTGACGAATACGCAACAGTCGATCGCGCATGGTGTTCAGCGTCAAGTCCAGATAGTGACAACGTGATTGCAAAGCATCCAAGTGATCACGCAACTTTTGGCTCTTCATGCCATCAAACTTCAAGTTCGTAATAAAGATAACTGAACCTTTGAACTCGAAACTGTCAGGGATGCCTTCGCGGCGCAGAGTACTCGATTCAGACAACCAGGAGATCTTACGCTTTTTACCTGAGTCCAACGCACCTTTAAGGAGGTTGAGGGATACGTCATCAAGTAGAATACTGTCACAGTCGTCGAAAACCACGACACAATTTGGATCAGAATACTTGTACAGCGTTTGATAAAGACCGATTGGGGTTGCTGAGCCTTTAACCACTTCTGCACGTAGTCGCTTGCCTGCAAGTTTGTCGAACATAGTTGCTTTGTCAATTTCTTGCTCCACACCAAAAGATTTACCAACACCAGGAGGGCCAGACACAATCATAGCACGAATGTCTCCTGACACAGTGGCCTTGGTCATCTCGTGCAGGATTTCAAAACGCTCGCGGATACGATCCATTGCTTGCTCGTCAGTTTCGACGATTGCAGGCTGCTCAAATTTTACGGTGTTGTCTGTAGGCATGCCGTTAGTATACTCGATGTCGGCAATATTGTCAACACTTACACGAATCGTTTCAGGGCAGTTAGGGAAAGCGCCGCCGTTTTTAACAGTAACAAAGTTACCGCGGGCACCAGATTGAAAACCACTAACAAGAACAAACTCTTGGTTTTGGATAGACTTGTTACGGTAGGTACCGTTGAGGATACGAATTGCACTCATGGTTGGCTCCTGTTTTGTGCGTTAAAATGTTATTATAGCAAATTGGGAATTATTGGTCAACCGTTTCAGCAGTTTCCAACACTTGTTGTGTAAAAACAACACCACCGTATGCTGCTTGAAATTGCAGGGCACAAGCCTCAACAGAAAAAGTTAATACTTTACCATTACTTGTAATCAGTGTGTATTGCATTTGACCCTTTTGCTTACTATGCCATTATTATAGCAAATTGGGAATTATTGGTCAACCGAAAAAGTTAAACCCAAAGTTTTACAATTTCTGGGTCCGAAAGTTGGTGTGGCTTAGGGTTGCCGTGGAACACTACTACAGCAGTATCGGGGGCAATTTTTACCCCTGTGTTCAAGGCACGATGTTTGCGGTATTGGAAGTCATAGCCGCCATCTAAGCATTGCCAGCGATAACTTTCAAAATACTTGTCATCAAAGTGTCTGCGTTTGTTAATGTCAATTGCTTTTGTAATGTAATCCTGATCGCCTTGGAATCTCTTGGTTACAATGTCTACACCGTCTTTTAAAAACTGATCCCACACATACGAAAACTCCGACACATTAAACCACATCACACTTGAATTAATGCATTGGTACGTTGCTCTTTGCAAATATCTAAAATCTCTAATGCCCCAAAAGTAGTTTGTGGGCAATTGTGTTATCCAGCCAAGGTCGCGAACTATTACTGTATCAAGATCAAAATACAACAAATTACCTTGATGATGTTCAGGGTTAAACAAATGCATTTTATACCACCAGGACTTCTTGGGTCCGCTGATACCTGGCCAAGTTTCAAGACAGTGTTTGATCATATGCGGCGGCACTGAACGGTCATGTTCTGTGTAAACATGAAAGTTAATTCCTTGCGGAATGTTCTTGGACAACATGTTATAAAGCCGTTCAACATACACCCAGTCATAACCGGTTCCGTGTATAACGCAAGCACAATCTATTTTACCGCTAACGCGGAATCTATCCTTTTTAGCCATGTTCCTCTTCTTAGTTCTTCTACTGTGTATTCTGTGTGACATATTTGCGTTAGCCACAAATCTCTGTTTATAGTATAAGGTTGTTCAATGTCTGCAAATCCCACGCCAACTGGATATGCCAGGCTAGTGTTATCTACAATAGGACGTACACCAGCAATGGCCGCTTGTATGCCTGGACCCGAATTATAGTTAACAACAGCATGACAATCAAAGTGCATATCAAAACTGTCATATGTGTTTGCAACTGGGCGCGGCGCTTCAATTGATACACCTGGCGGCAGTGGAGGCAAAGGCATTTTACATCTTGGGTGCGGGCGTATTGTAATGGGACGATCTGTGTTGTTGCGTAAAATACCAATGGTAGTTGTTAACCAAGCAGACATGTCGGGAATGTTTGCTACTTGCAAACTCTTTGTATGTTGCATTGCAATAACAATGTTTGGCTTTGGTTGTACCTGCGTTGCTAGACTTATCTTTAATTTTCTAGGCCTGTCAAAATCCAAATTAGTTAAATGTCCATAATACCCTTGTGCAGTAACATTGTTAACAGATACTTTCCAAGTTTCTCCGCGATATAGCGCACCAATTTCCACAACAATAACTGGTTTGCCCTGTGATCTGTAATGCTCATACACTTGTTTGTTTGGTGCCATGCGACCGTTCCAAAGCACTGACCAAATTATAGCAGCATCTGACGTCATTGAATTTTCTTGTGTTTGAATTCCTGATGCTTGCAAGCAATCTAGTATTGCTCCCATAACAGGACGACTGTTATTAGCACACTGCAAAGGAAAATAGGCTATGTTTTTGATCACTAAATATCTCGATGAAATATACTGTAGTTACCACGTTTAATGCTGCCGGTTACGAGAAATACGGCAAGCGAATGATTCAAACCTTTTTACAAAATTGGCCAACAGATGTTCAATTGGTTGTATATGCAGAAGGTTGCGCTGTTGATGAGTCTGCGCCTAACTTGACTGTGCATGATTTAGAAGTAGTCAGTTCAGAACTTGTGGCATTTAAAAATAAATGGCGTGGAGTACCCAAAGCAAACGGTGATGTAAGCGCCGATCCAATAAGATCTCAACGCAAAGACTCTGGCAAAGGATTTAAGTGGGACGCGGTGCGTTTTGCACACAAAGTATATTCAATATTTCACTGTGCTAAAAATGTCGAAACAGATTGGCTATTGTGGATGGATGCCGACATGGTATGTCATAGCCCTGTTACTGTAGATGTATTAGATAAACTGTGTCCTAATGTGCATGACCTATGCTTTTTAGGACGCCGAGGCAAATACACCGAATGTGGATTGTATGCTATGAACATGAAACATGCTATCATGAAACAGTTCCTTTGGGATTTTCAACGCATGTATGATGAAGCAGAAAACGGTATCTTCAATTTGGTAGAGTGGCATGATAGTTTTGTGTTTGATGCTGTTCGTAACAACCACAAGTTAAATCAGTATGATTGGTCTAGTCATTTAATCACAGGCGAAGGTCATCCTCTTATTAACTCAGAATGGGGTGCATACCTAGATCACCTCAAAGGCAGTCGTAAAAACACAGGACGTAGTTTGGCCAACGACTTAAAAGTAAAACGCACAGAAACATACTGGGCATGAACTGGATTTTCCTCAACAAAAACAACTGCGACGAGTATATCGAAATGTTCGCTCGTGGTTCAGACACCCAGCCTACTTGCTTAGAAACATGGCAGTATGAAAACAGTTCTGCGCCGTTGGTTGTGCGTGGTATTATGAAGCACAAGATAATCAAACGTTGCTGGGCAGAACAACGACCATTCTTTTATGTAGACTCTGGTTATGTGGGCAATCGCATAAGTCAATCAAACCCACATGGCTGGAAATACTGGCACCGAGTTGTGCATAACAATTTGCAGCACGGAGATATCATTACTCGTCCCCCGGATCGCTGGGAACGGTTGGGTATTAAACTACAACCCAGGCGTCACGGCAGCAAAATATTAATTGCTGCACCCGATGCAAAGCCTTGTGCATTTTATAACATAGAATTAGAACAATGGATCGAATCAACCATAGCCACTATAAAACAGCACACAGATCGTCCTGTTGTTTTGCGCCAACGAGATCCCAATAGACAAAAACGAGTCAACAACAGTTTAGAATCTGCACTGGATGATGTGCATGCTGTTGTAACGTTTAACTCAATTGCTGCCACTGAAAGTATCATTGCTGGTGTGCCTGCATTTGCACTTGCTCCTAGCAATGCTGCTATTCCTGTGGCCAACACAGATTTGGCATATATAGACAATCCGCGATTTCCTACCAACGACGAACGATATGCATGGGCATGTCATTTAGCATACGGTCAATTTCATAACACAGAATTAGCCAACGGGACCGCAACAAGAATACTACAGGAGACATACAATGTTTGAAAGCCACGGTTGGTGGTTCCCCGACACCGAAGATCATTTCCCAAAGATGCTGGCCAAAAGCGTAAGCAAGGGTGGACCTAAAGAATACCAATATCAAGTTAGAAATCGTAGCCTAGGTTATGTTAAACAAAAGCGTGTTGCGCTAGACATTGGTGCTAATGTGGGTTTATGGAGTCGCGATCTTGTAAAACACTTTACGCAAGTTGTTGCATTTGAGCCTGTTGCCATGTTTAGAGAGTGTTTAGAACGCAATGTGTTTGCCAAGAACTTAGAAGTTAAGCCAATTGCTCTAGGTGACCAAGAAGGTATGATCCGAATGATCATCACCGAAGGCAACACTGGGCACACGCACGTAGATCCAAACAGCGTCAATGGCGATATCAAAATTGTCAAGTTGGACAGTTTAGAATTGTCTGTTGTAGATTACATGAAAATCGACTGCGAAGGATTTGAGTATCGTGTGCTGCAAGGTGCAGAACAAACTATACGCCGATGCAGACCTGTCGTAGTTATTGAACAAAAGCCGCATGATGCATACAGCAAAGAATACGGTCAATTTGCTGCCATTGAATTGCTACAGTCGTGGGGAATGATCAAGTTAGATCAAGTCAAAGATGATTGGATCATGGGATGGCAGTAAGCGAATATTACAATGAATCTGTTAAACGTGGCGCACAATTCCAAGCAGAAAACAAAAGTTGGGATGGCAAAGATGCTTGGCGTTATAATCGTCCTATCAAAGATGTAGTAGTTAAACATCAATGCAAAACGCTGTTAGACTACGGCTGTGGCAAGGGCACACAATGGTCCCAGTCAACATGTTTCTGGCCTAGCACTATAGAACAGACGTTCAAACAATATTTAGAACTAGATTCAGTATACAGGTATGACCCTTGCCTGCCCGAAGTTAATGTATTGCCGCCAGCAGACCAAAAGTTTGATATTGTTATTTGCACACAAGTTCTTACATACGTCCCCGATGACGATTTGCAATGGGTTAAAGAACTTTTGATGAGCCATACTAGTAAGGCTTGTTTTATCGGACTACATAATATACAACCAAAAGGTAAAAAACAAATACACGAGTCAAAATACTTTACTGCGAACAGAACTGAAGAATGGTATCGAGAACAATTCAAGGATTGGACCGGTTCTAAACTGTACTGGTGGTTTCGTGGAAAGCCTTACACCCCAGATTGGATACAAGAATGACACTAATTGATCGAGAATATCAAGAACAACTTAACCGCATGCATAGCCGTGGCAAATTTAACAATGGCGCCAAGGCTTACAAAATCGTAGAAAAATTTATCAAAGAATACAAGCCCACAAGTGTGCTAGACTTTGGCTGCGGCAAGGGCGCACTAATTGCAGGCATCAACGACTTACATCCAGAGATTTTTACACAAGGTTACGACCCAGGAAACCCAGACTTTGAGATTTTACCAAACAGAACCTTTGACGCTGTTGTTAGCACAGACGCACTAGAACATGTCGAACCTGCGCATCTAGACAACACTTTGCGTATGATTGGCAGCAAAATAGAACGATGCGGATTCTTTAGAATTGCTTGTTATCCTGCTAAGAAAAAATTACCCGACGGGCGCAATGCTCACTTGATTGTAGAACTACCTGAATGGTGGAGAGCCAAAGTAGAGGCCGAAATGGGTGTTAAGATTGTGTGGGAAGAGATCAGTGTATTTGACAAAACTGATAAATGGCCCTGGGTCAAAGGCCACAACTACGACATCATTGTTCACAAATAAGGCAAGAAGTGCTGATAGATCTTACCGCTGGATCCGTCAGCATCACTCCAGTGTGCAGTGGCCAAATCATTGATCCACTGTGTTCGATCAAATACTTTGGGTGTTTCAATCTCTGACACAGAATGCTGAGAAACTGCCCAGGTCACTGCACTAGGATCATCAACAAACACAGGTACACCTTCTAGTACTGCTGCTACACTTGCAGAACTATTAAAGAATACTGCTGAGTGTGCTGTTTGTAGGTTATCAATTAATTTAGATTGTTCAGGGTGTATCACTGAAACATTTTTTCTAGGATCATCGAACCTAGTAAAATGAGACATATCAAATTTTCCCGGGTGCGGACGAACAATAATAGGTCGCGTGGTATATCGCCTAATTTCTGCAATCTTATTTTCCAGCCACACCAGTGGATCTAGTGCTTTCATTGCAAATCCGCCATCACGTTGCATGCATATTAAAATATTCCCATCTCTTTTTACAGATGGTTTCATATTGATGCCTAGACGTTGTTGAATCTCGTTCCATTTATCAGGTGTGCTGTTTTTATTTCCGTACTCAGCGCGGTCGTAAAATGGTCCGCCTAAACTGTAGCGGAGGTATGTACCGCTGTCATCCAAGTATTTGAAACAACTAGCATCAATGCACATTGTTTTAAATCCCCTGCGCTGCTGTTCAGAGATGATCTGTTTACGTAAAGTAATATTTTGTCCACCAACGTTTGTAGTTGCCCATCCTAAAATAACTGCCAAGCGACTAGGTGTATACTTGTAACTGCGTTCCACTATTACATTTGCACCTAATGCTTGCACACCTTTTGCAAAGTTTTCCAAGCAAGCAGTCTTGCGAGGAAACTTGTGTGCGTTTGCTACACTAGAAACATAAACAACTACATCAATCGCCATTTAAAATCCGCCATGCTGTACCGTCACGCATTTCAGGTTCCGTGAACTGACAATAACTCAAATGTCTAGCCCAAGCACGGACTTCGTCAACAGTGGGAATCTTGAGATTTTCAATAGCATCTATACTGTGACTACATAATGCGCCTGCTGCATTTGGTCCCAGTGTAATAGCCGGTTTGCCGCATAACAATGCTTCTCCAGCCGCAATACTAGAGAATGTAACCAAGCAATACACATCATCTGCCAGAGCCATTTGCATAGTATCAGTTGATTGTCTAACTGAACGACCTTGTTTGAGTCTTATAACCACTTCTCTATCAGTGTGTTGTTTAATTTCTTGTTGAACATTTGCTAGCCAAGACTCAAGATCAATCCCATACATGTTCAACAATTTTTGACTTGGAGGCGCTAATAAAATTTTGCTGCCGTCCTTGCGAAATTTATTAAATGTAACACCTGTTTTTTCCAAGCGGTCACTGGGGCGATCAATGATTTCTCCAAACTGTTGCACATCGTTTTTGGTAATGCGATGATATGTTTTCTTTTTGCCATTGCCAAAGTAGCCAGTGTCAATATAATAAAAATCTCTGCCGGCTGCTCTGCATGCATCAATCTCTTTGCGTTTTGTAATACCGCGCAATACAACAGGAACCATTGACGATGCTATTTTATCCCAGTAACTAATCTGTCCGCCTGCTCCTTGAACAAAACTCTGCAATATAGGATCGTACATATGACCTTTTTCCTTGTATTTTGAATCGCCTGGTTCGATGCCAACTGCATACACATTGTTTTGTTTTAAATTTCTAATCGATTCCATTAATTTGTTTTCAGTAATGTTGTAGTAATCGCCTGCAGGGTCAGAGCGATATTTCAATATGTTGTAAAATAACTCTGTCATTTCGGGAGGCACAGAGTCTAACGTGTGCACCGGCAGCGGTGCTAATTCATCATCTTCGTTCATGTACGTTGTTGGCAATAATCTGCAAGCATGTGCTCACGATGCCACTCTTCACCTTGTGGTGTTGTAGCAAACTCGTGAAAGCAAGGCGTGCCGAGGGTGTAATGCAGTAACTTAGCATCTGGATTTGGACCGTATTCATCGGGCAACCAGTTCCACTCTTTCGGCAACTCACCGACTCGCTCATCATCTATCCAGGTAAAGCGATGAAGTTCTGCGCCGGTAGATCGCTGGATAAAATCAGGAGTAAGTTTCCTATTAGGATAACTGCTGCAATTCCATAGAATAACACTACTCCAATTTTTTCTCGGGTAATTTTCATTCTTTGCACCTAAGTACTTCTCTGTCATCTTGGTTTTGTAATCGTGCTTGACTACCATGACATCTTTGTATTCGTTGCGCTGTTCCCATAGTTTTACAATGTCGTCTCGAACGATCATGTCTCCGTCAATGAAAATTGCCCAGCCTTCAAAGTTCATTAGATGTGGCACAAGGAAACGACTGTAGATAAAGTGGTTAGATCCATCAGTGTGTGTTTCTTTGTAATCTTCAAACAAGTTTAACGCAAGTGGAATGATAGCCACAGGTTTTGATGCCTGTCGTATGATTGAGTTAACACAAGTATGATATGCTACGGCTTCTCTGGGGTCGTAGCCAATAAAAATTGGAATTGGTTTCATCGGCGCTCTATGTCCTCTTCGACACAATCTTCACCATACTGAATTTCAATTAATTTCAGTGGCTTGTCTGTTTCGTTGCACAACTGATGCCATTCGTTTTGCTTGATAAAAATATTGTCATGCTGTTTGAATATGCCTACCAGTTCCTGATCACTTGAGTTGTCTAAACTATAGACCGCTGCTTCGCCTTCGGCTACAAACCAGAACTCTGCACGTTTCTCGTGTCTTTGCATGCTTAAACAAGTTTTAGGATTTACAGTGAGTTCTTTGAGTTTGGTGCTTGGACCTACTTCGTGTAGCACACGATAATATCCCCAGGCACGTTCAGTTCTAGGCTTTTTCCAATCCTCGAGAATCCAACTACTGGAGTTTTTCTTGTCTTCGCCACCTACCCCAAAAACAAACTCTACATCATCAAACACCATTTCTGGAATGTTCTCTGCTGTTCTATCTCCGCCATTGGCAAAGATAATTTTGTGTTCGGGCCATTGTTCTTTGACTTTGCGAATAGCGTCAATGCTTGAACCATCCGAATCATCAAACTCTATTACATCTGTGACCATCCATAGTTCATGCAAGATGCCCCAACGTTCCTTCCAAGACATAAAGGGCTTGCCTTTTTTACGTGTAAGCCAGGCATCAGAATTTAATCCTACAATGAGTTCATCGCCTAGTTTCGCTGCTTCGCGAAAGTAAGCGATGTGTCCAGAATGAATGGGGTCAAACCCACCGGTGACAATTACAACTGTTTTCATACCAGTATTTACAGGTAGTTTAGAACAGGTCTAGTTTTTCCCAAGGCAAGTCTGCTTTGCCGAAGTGTCCATAGTTGGTAGTTGAACTGTAAATAGGACGGAACAAATCAAAACGTTCAATGATACCCTTTGGTGTTAAGTCTACAAGTTCCTGTACACGATATGTAAGATTACGACTTAGTTCTGTATCTTGTGTTTCAATATAGAAACTCATTGGGTCTTTCATACCAATAGCGTAACTGATTTGGCAAGTTGCCCAAGGTGCAGCACCGCTTGCAACAATGTTTTTGGCAATGTAGCGCATCATATACGCTGCCGATCGATCCACCTTAGTAGGATCTTTTCCACTAAAAGCACCCCCACCGTGAGGACTGTAGCCACCATAAGTATCAACAATGATCTTACGGCCAGTAAGACCGCAATCACCATCAGGGCCCCCAATGACAAAACGGCCAGTAGGATTAATATAAAACTCAGTTCCTGCATCCACATACTCCTTGGGTAGCACTGTGCGAATAGCATACTCAACTGAACTACGAACGTTTGCAATTGGTATGTCTTCGCGGTGTTGTGTTGAACAAACAACTTTGGCAATACGCTTGGGGGTGCCGTCGTCGTTGTATTCAAAAGTTACTTGACTTTTAGCGTCTGGGCCAAGCCAGGTCATGCCGCCACCTTTGCGAAGGCGTGCTAGTTCTTCAACAATTTTATGGCTCCAGTAAATTGCACTAGGCATATAGTTGTCAGTTTCGTTGCATGCATACCCAAACATTAAACCTTGGTCGCCTGCACCAAAGTTATCAGTGCCCAGGGCAATGTCTGCTGACTGTCCATGTAACTCATTGTAAATTTTTACAGTTCGCCAGTCAAATCCAGATTGTTCGTAGCCGATGTTTTTAATAGTCTCACGAATGGTGGACTCTACTTGTGCTTTATCCAACACACCTTTGTACTCGCCTGCAACAGTAACCATGTTTGTTGTTACCAAGGTTTCACATGCACAACGCAATGCTGGATCACGTTTTTCCATAACTAAATCTAAAATTGCATCGCTAATAGCGTCTGCAACTTTGTCCGGGTGTCCTTCTGACACTGACTCACTCGTAAACAAATAACTCATATTTTCCTTAAACTTGAATGTCTTCCATGCCTGCTGTGCGCAAGCGGACCACATGGCCCATTTGCCATTGCTTGGTATCTAAGCCTTTCATGATACCTAGCCAACGATTACGCAAGTATGCTACTTCGTTGATAATAGTTTCATAGTCAATGACTTCGTCTTCGCCATCAACGTATTTTTCAGCATCCCTACTAGTTAGCGCACGAGCATAACCTTCTAAGTATTTTTGGAAATGTTTGCGTCGAATCTTACGTAACTGAATGTTAAGGTAGTTAAGCACTGCTTCAATCTCTTGCAGTTGATTAAAGCGATGTTCTGTGTTACCTGGTAGTTCTTTGATTGCTCGTTCAATCAGGCCTCCAATTTTGCATTCTTTCCGGGCTTCATCTAGTTCACGTTCATAGTGAGCAATGAAGTCTGGAATAGCGCCAAGGTCTGCAACAACGCGACTATACCACATATTATACTCCTAACCATTCTAAAAACGACTTAGGATATATGTTAATATCTAAATCGCCACGACGCTGTACAAATTGTTTCAAAAATTCACACATATTTGTTCTGTCTTTCTCGCCAGCAGGCTCTTGCATACTCTTAATCAATCTATCGCGTAAGTCCACTGGCAAACTTTGAAATTGTTCTGCAAGGTATTGTTTACTTTGTTGGTCTAGTACATTGGGTGCCATAAATCTAGGTTGGTATGCAAACAAGACTCTAGTGGTGTTATCGCCAAACATTTTATAGAATTCTGTAAATCCAAACAACGTTAGATTAGACAACGTGCTTTGAAAGATATGTCGTATGTTTCGTTTTTTGATCTGTTGAATTTTGTCCAGATACTCGTCCCACTTGTTGCCGTACCTATTGAACTCTAGGTATTTGTGCGTGTTCTCTGCACTTATGAATAAGATCAAATTGGGGATACCTGCTAACTGGTCTAGGATTTTGTTAAAACGAGTATTTGATACACCAAGCCCTGTGTAAATTCTAATCTCTGTTGTGTTTGAAACTGGCAGGTTTTCTAATATACCAAGTAGATGATTATCTAACAGTGGCTCGCCGCCGGTTACAACTAATTTTTTTAAGTTAGGTGCACAGAATGTGATCTCTTCCAGTAGTTGTTGGTAACGTTTCGATTGCTTCAGCGTAGACTGTTTTATGTTCACCAACATGCGATCTCTAGGTGTAATAGTATACCTATCGTCTGGTGCATCAGTTATGGTATAATCACCGTCTTTGATTAGATCTCTTCTCCAGCCGTTGCTGAATTCTTTGCAACAGTAACTACATGTAAGGTTACAATCACTGCCTAACGTTAAGTCAATTTCTTCTGGTGGCGCAAACACATCAGTGTGTGTTTTTTCAGTGCCAAATTGAACTATACGTGGGCTAGTTGCACCCCTATCTTCGGCTGTCCAACAATTTTGCTCACAACTGCGATTCCGTTGATTGTTGAGCATTTGTTGCCGTTCAGCAACATTTATCGGTATGTTAAAAAGTTGGCCAGGATTTTTATCTAGATACGTAAAATCAATTGCATGCGGCGATGCCGCATGACAATTGTAAGTTGTATTAGATTCTAAATCGATCTTGAGAAACTTAAACTTCATTGAACAATAGTAACTACGTTCATTGTCGTTCATTAGTTTTCCCAGTCGTCATCTTCGTTGTAATCTTCGTCTTCTGGCTCGTCTTCGTCCTCGTCCTCTGCTTCATAATCTTTGTCGTTGTCAAGATATGTAGTTAGAGCACGTTTGATATCCGAGTCGCCTTTAAACGCATCACGGATATCATCAACGTCCGAATCGTTATCCATCAAGATTTGAATCACAGTTTCTGCGGCTTCGGCGCGATCAACTGTGTTTACATAACGTTTGAGTTCGCCCCAAATTTCTGCTGCTAAATGTTCACTCATTATTCAGTGTCCTCCTCAACAGTAGTTACCTCTTCTTTCTGATTTTTGAAATCTTCCATAACTTTGTCGAGACAGCCTTCGTCATTCTTTTCCCAGGCCTTGCGGAACTTCTTGATAATCTCACCATCACTGAGTGTGAACACCAAACTGTTGCCTTCACGCTTGAGCATTTCCTTTTTCTCAATCAGGTCAACAAGACCAGAGTATGGGCTCATACCTGTTGTATAAGGAATCTTAACTTGCACACCTTCAAATGGTTTGGCATAACGTGTTTTCATGATCTTACATGCGGCACGGATACCGTTAACGTCCGAAACTTTGTTGCCGTCCTCGTCCTCTTTGAGTTTGAGTTTCTTCATAGCAACAACAATCGAACTGGCGTAAATGAAACCTTGACCGCCACTGATTTTATCGTCAGGGTCAAACATATCCTGTGATGCGTATGTGTGGTTAGTAGCAACCAAACCAACGTTGTATGCGCCAAACATGTTTACACAGTTACGAACCAGTGCTGTAAGTGCTTTGGGCTTGCGACCTAAGTCGCCTTTTAAGTCGCCTGCATCAAATTGGTTAATGTCAGTTGGGGTCAACAACATACCCAGGGAGTCAATAACAAACAATACCTTTGGGCGATCTGCTTCTGCTAGTGCTTTGTAGTCACTCATGAATGTAGAGATTGTTTTAGCAACGTCATCAATCATGGCCATGCTTAACTTCAGCAATTTGCTTTCACTTGTGTCAACGCCTAGTGCTTTGAGCCAGTCTTCGTCAAGGGCGTTTTCTGAGTCAACTAACACAACAAAGATGCCTTGTTCTTGTGCGTGTTTAACAATGTTGCCGGAACAGATATACGATTTACCTGCGCCAGAATCGCCAGCGAACACAGTTACTTTACCCAGTGGAATACCACGGTTAAAGTCGCCGCTGATCAAATAGTTCAAGGCATAGTTGCCTGTTGAGATCCAGTCTGTTGGATCGTTGAAGCCAATGCTAAGGCCGTCAATGCTTTTTGTAATTTCCTTGCGGAACTTTGATACGTCAAATGGTTTACCCATAGATCACCTATGTATAGAGAAAGGAACACACGGGTTGCCCCGTGTGTAATTGCTTATTACTTCTGTTGACGGCTACGAATCATAGCCAAGATGTCTTCTGCTTTTTGTGTAGTAGCCGCTGGTTTAGCAACTGGTGCCGATGCTTCTGCTGGTTCGTCTTCCCAAGCAGGAGTTTCTGCTACTGGAGCAGGTGCTGCCTTTGCTACCGGAGCGGGAGTAGAAGCAGGAGTTTCTGCATCGCCACTTGCGCCGCCAGGTGCGTTAACACCTGCTGGACGGAAGTATTGGCCCCAACGTTCTGTGTCGTACGGTTGACCATCAACAGATGCTTCAAACATCTCTTTGATAACTTTCAACTCAACTTCGCCAGGACGCTTTGGCAAGAATGTGCTCAAGTCGTACAAACCATGTGTGTCAACTGCGGCTTGTTCTGCTTCTGTGAGTGCAGATTCTTTACGAGCCCACTTAGATGTGCTGTAGTCAGCGAAGCCACCTTTTGATGTTTTGCTGATACGGAAGTCCAACCCGCGCAACATGTCTGTTGGCAATTCTTCCAGTTCTGGATCCATTAAAGCGCCTTTGATAGTTGCAAACAACTGTGGGCCAATGATAAACTTACGGATTGGATTGTCTGGTGTTTTGTCGTCACCAATTGGGTTTTCGCGAACGAAACCTTGGAAGATGTATGAACGCTTCTTCCAGTATTTGCGACCCATTTCTTCAAGGCTCTTGTCCTTGAACCAGGTACGCACTTCTGCCAAGATTGGGCAAGCATCGCCCCACATCTCAACGCAAGGCACTTGAACCATAACTTGCTTGGAATCCATTTCGCCTTTGATGCCGTTGAATGGTAAACGAATCATTGCTCGTTCTTGCCAGAAAAATGTATTCTTTGTATTGCCGTCTGGGAGGAAGCGTAATGTAGCCGATTGGCCTTCTTCCATGTTCCAGTGGGGGTAAATTGATTTATCGCCGCCACCTGCGGATTGCCCGCCTTTGTTACCTTCTGCCGCTTGTAAACGTGCTCGGATTTCTGCTAATGATGCCATATTGTGTTGCCTTTCTATGCGTGTTAATATGATTTTAAAATTTAAGATTATCTTAAATGCTGCCTACAAGGTTATTTTAACACAGCCTGTCTGTGTGTTCCTACCTTTACGGTAGAGAATTTTGCCTAACTAGTTGTTTACGGAAGTGTGCGCCACTACGCACACTTCTTTCATGTTTTATTTATGTTACTTGATCAAAGCCAGCGATTTTATTCTGGCTAGCATAGCATCGCCGTCTTTGGACTCGTAGTAAGAACCAGTAACTGCGCCGTTGTAGTTAATAGCATCGTCGTGATTCTTATTAACAAAGGCTTGTTGACCTTCTTCTCCCATTACAACAGGAGCCATTCCGCCTGCTGTTGTGCCGCACTCTGCCAAACCGTGTTCTGGGCAGTACTCGCCCTCCATGGTTGCGTTGCAACTACCTTCGTGTACTTCGTGGTCTAATTGATCAGCAAAGTGTGCAATAGCCGGACTCTTTCCTGACATGTATGCATCAACTGCTGGTCCTTCACCAATTGCTGGCATACCAATAAACTCGTCTAATGGTGCTTCAAACGCAGCGATGTTGTCTGCTTCATTTACACCTAAATGTTGTCCTAATTTATCGCTGACCCAATTGAATGGATCGCCTGTGCGGGCTTTGGCAACACCGTAAGGCATTTCGCCTGTGCCAGAGTAGTAATCAAACAATGCATCGTACAAATCAGAATCTAATTCGCTGCCTTGCTCAAAATTACGAACTTCGTGCTTGAAGCGATCCAAGATATGATTGAGTGCTTCACCGCCTTCGTCTAGCATACGTGCTTCTGTGACTGCAACGCCTGCATGTTTGAGCATGCTGCGAAGACTTTCTTCTAGGGCAGCAATGTCTTCTTGTACAGGAGGTACTGTGCCTTGCGGAGCAATTTCGCCGCCGTCTGGGACGCCAGTGTCTTGTGTGTCAGGAACTGGCGCAACTTCGTCACCTTCAGTTGGGTTAACAACATAGATGCCTAGGTCTTCTAAACGACGTTGCACACCTTCGTCGTCCCAAATGTTTGCATCTGGATCACGTTCGGCTACAGCCGTGATAGCATCGAACAATTGATCGTCGCCAACGATATCATACAGTTGTTCTGTTGCGTTTGTACCGTCTGGGCCGGCAGACAATGGCTGGCTCATTAATTCTTTGAGTTTTTCTTGTTGCTCAGGAGTATCTGGTAAACTCCAAGTACCTTCTACTAAGTTGTTGATCCAACTTTCAAAAATTTGTGCTTCTTTCATAGCGTTTCCTTGTTGTATTCTAGCCAGCAGGGGTAGTGCGGCTTCAATTCTAGTATCTATTGTTTGTTCAACAAATAGAGTTTTGATGTCTTCAACTAGTTTATCTTGCTCTGTAACTTCTAGCGGAGTCCAGGTTTCAAAATAGTTCGTATACCCACGGCTTGTGCCTAGGTGCTTGAGGCTTTCACGCAGAGTTTTGTAGTAGGCTTGTGCGCCTTCCACTAGTTCTTTTGTTACACCTTCTGACACACGCCCTTTGCTGGCGCGATTAAAACGGTTAAGCACTTTGAGTTCTGTAACCATTTCGCAAATGTGGTTGCCACGAACATCGTAGGGCTTGCCACCTTGCTTTACATGCTCTAACATGGCTCTAGCACCAGATAGATTTGTAAACGGTAATTTGAAACGCTCTTGATCAGCAGTTTCAATAAAAATACTTTCCACATGACGGAAACGTGCATCGTTTTCGCCCAGTGATTGATTGTGTTTGATCATTAGGCGTGCTGATGTCGGCTCTCCGGAGTAACTTACTCTGCGGTTACCATAGTAGCCTTCAAACAAGCCTTCTTGAATAGCAGCAATACCTGCCTGTACGTGTCGGAGTTTGCTTAAATCTTGTGGAGTATAGTTCCAGAAGTTACGAGTAGCAAACTTGTGTAGTTGTTGGGTAAAGTTAAAGAAGTCTTCTTTGTCAGATCCTTCCATTGTGCGGCCCAAGTTGTCGCCGTACATAACTTGCATTTCGTTGTCGTTGCCCAACACAATAACCATTGTGCCATAGTTCTTGCCCGAACTAGAAACGTAATCAAAACTAAACGTTTTTGCATCGTCTGCGTTGCATGGGCGTCCGTTTTTATCCAACATTTCGGGGTGGAAATCTTGTGTGACCAGCAGGTCGTTTAATTGTGAAGCAATGTTATTTTCTATAGCCATGGTTGTGTATTTAGCGCATAATAGAAATGAACGGCATAGGTTCAATGATGTTGTCTGAGTGGTCTTTTAGGTGCGCATCCAAGTCAGAATGGTAAGTTTGTAGCAGCATTAGCATGCGGCAAACCAGCAGACTAGCCATCACAAGATCGTCTGTTTCCCCAGGTTTAGCAGAATAACTATTTGTGCCATTTGCCACAAAGTTCTTGAGTTCCGATATCAGGGGTTTTGAGTAGATTTTCATACGCCCAGATTCTACTAGAATCTTAAACTTGTTACATGCAGTTAGTTTGGCTTTGTTTGTAGTATTAAATCCTTTGCGGAATCTACGTCCTGTTCCTGCCACTGTAGTATTGTCGCTCAGGAAATAGCCCGGGATATTTTCTTCCCCGTATTCATTGATAGAGATTAGGGCTGCTTCACCGAGTGTGTTGTTTTCTACGCTGTAATAAATGCGTTTGCTGTCTTTGAGTGTATCGTTTATGTGCTTGATTATGTCTGCCATGATCCTAACTTGTGTAGGAACGTCAGTTTTGTTGTGCTTCCATTCCGCAACCTGTTCTGTTGTGTCTGCTTCAAATACTTGTATGGCCGCAGGATCTCCACCAGTGCCCAAACTAGGATCCAGCGCAACAATGTAAATCTTATCTTTGTTTATTGGTTTGTACCAACGAACTTGTCCAGTCTTGGTAATAGGTTCCGCTCCATCCATTTCTAGTAGTTTGATAGGACTAATCAGCGTTTCGTCATTGATAACGAACTCGCAGTCCATTTCCCTACGGAAACGTTCTTCACCTAGTTGCGCTCGTTGTTCGTCTGCCCACTTGTCATCGCGATCTGGGTGTTCGCGCCAGTATGCACGATATGCTTTGAAACCGTTTATGCCTAAGCCGCCTGGTCTTGGGTTTCCAAACTCATCTTCTGTTTTGTTGGCACCTTTCCAAATCAACGCAAATTGATCTTCGTCCGAGTTGGGGGTCGATGTAATAATCGCTTTACCACCAGTACTCAGTGTAGGTGTAATAGAAGTCCAGAACTCAGTGGCAATTGTAGGACGGACGAACGCAAATTCGTCTAGGTATAGTAGTGTAATAGACATACCACGTCCGGTGTTTTCAGTTGTGGTCTGTGACACAATACGTGATCCGTTGTCAAACTCTAACGATCCTTTGTTGTAACTGGTTGCACCTGCTCTAATGTGATTAGGGCATAGTTCGTATGCATAACGAATACGTTGCATAATTTCCTGCGCACCCAAGTACTTGTGCGCAGCAACTAGAATAGTTGCGTCAGGAACAAACATAGCATACCAAAGCAAGTATCCAGCAGCAGAAGTTGACTTACCTGTTTGTCGTGGCATCAACGAAATTGAGAAACGATTCAAATGATAGTTCTCAATTAGTCTCTTTTGATATTCAAAAGGATGATACAACATCTTGCCTTTAACAGGATGCTGAATGTAAAAGAAATGGTCCATGAAGTACATGGGCCCTGTGATAGGGTCAGCACACTTTGCAAACTCTTCTAGTTCTTGTTGTGTATATGTTTCTCTACGGTGCGGCGCTTTGACCAGCACAGTATCCATTCCTGGTTTAATACTCATTTTGTTAATCTCTCTAACTCAGGCCACAATGTTTTAAACTGCCCTTGTTTATCTGTATGATACTTAGTTTCGTTAAGGAAAATATGATCCTGGAATTTTTGTTCTATCCCAGGCTTGGCCTCTTTGACTGCTTTGTACATATTCAACGCATTGTCAAAGAATGACTGCTCAGCAGGGGTAGCGATTCCCAGTGCATAAAATCTTTCAATCTCAGCAATTGCTTCAGCAGCAACTTCTGGGCCATGCAAGAAAGGATCTAAGTACTCGGGCTGGAACAAATTTTGCCATAGCACTGTTGTACCTGTGTCTTCTGCAAACTGTCGTAGTTCGCATATACGTGTAGCATTGTAAATGTTGTACACAGCGTGAATGCCGCCCCAATGACCTTGTTCCTTCATTAGGCCTTTAACAAGTTTTAAGTTATGTTGTATAGTATCCCAACTTGCTCCGTGTCGCACGTATTCAAGGCGCTGGCCTGTGTTGTCAAAACTCATTGACCAGCCTACTCGATTGCGTGTTGCAAGTTTTTGGAATATCTTGTTTGATTCTAATTCAACGTTCAAGTTTGTTATCAAGGTAACAATCGCATCTTCGGGGATAACATCTAGCAATCGATTGTTCTCTGGTAGCAACAACGGCTCACCGCCTACTAGTGCCACTTCGTGTATGTGTTCGTGGTGCTGTTCAATGAAATCACATACATCATCGTAGTACGGTCTTGCGCCTGACTTGAAAGGAATTCCTTTGATCCCGGCCCACTTTGAACTGCACGATTCGCCACAGTAGTTGCAACTTAGATTACATGTCGTATTCCAGCGTACATCAACAATAACAGGATAATGGTACTTGCTACCTGCTGTTGTATAATCAAAGTTTTCGTTGACGTTGTTATGCCATTGGCGTTCTGAGTCTGCGCCAAAGCGTTCTGCTCGCACACAGTTAGAACAATACTCGTGAGGCTTACCTTGTGCTAGACTAGCACGAATCTCTCCCATTAGATCGGAGTTTAGGATTTCAACAATGCTTTGTGAGTTTAAATTGCCCAGCATGTTAGGATTGCCTGCACAGCAAGTTTTAACATCGCCTCTGGGATTGATATGTAAGCCACGCCATGGCGCAGCACAAAAGAAATCGGACATGCGTTATTTACATGTCCGTTTTGTAGGTGCTATTATTCTGCTGCACCCTTGCACTTAGCACGTTTAGCATTTGTTAGCGCACCAAAGTCTACTGGCCATTCTTGCCCAGGATTTAATTCACGAGCATTTCCAGGAAACTTAAAGCGCACACCTGCTTCAGTTTGAATCTGACTTATAGGTAAACGAAACTTGGTTAAGTCATTGCCCAGGTTAACATACGGCTTGGTATGAGGGAATCTCCAACCTGCTACTGCACCGGTTTGGTTGTTGATTACAATCTTGTAGTAAGCATGCGGGACAATGATACCTTTAAATGATTCATCACCAGCGCCATACATAGCGCCAACGTATATGGTATAACTTTGGTTCTGTTGAACTGCCCAGCCACGTACTGAAGTTTCCAGTAATTTCCAAATTCCACGGTTTAGACTGCCATGCTGAGGATACATGTTTGTCATTAAAAAACTTTCATACTCTACCATTTGATTGTATGATAAGTCACCGTCAGGCGCAGCGTGTCCCTTATCGTATCCTGTTCCAGCATAATCGTCAGGTCTCGCACCTCCCGGCACAGACTGGTCTGCCACAAAGGCGTTTGTTCTGGGAAAGCAGCCCAAAGCATTTTGAGGTTGCAGTGTATACGCTACGTACACTGGAATCTTAACAGGAGCATCATAAGCAACTAGATAGCCTTCGCGGCAAATTGCACTGGCTGTACGCTGTGTTTCAGCAAAGCCATAAGGACTGTGAACTTGGCATTGTTGTACTGGAAGAGGGGCACGTTGGTCCCATGCATTGGCTGCAAAAGCGGCCGTGAGAAATAAGATTGTTGTTATTATTTTTTTCATTTGTATCCTCGGAATCCTTTGATAGGACTTGTTTTATCTACGAAGGTCGGCTCTTCGCTTGGTGCGGTACTGACTAACTGTTTGCCGCCGGGGGTGTCAGTCATTGCCAATGCTGCATCAATGATTTTGTCAATGTTGTTGTTAAATCCAGCAACAATAGCATGTTCGCCAAATGCAGTTTCTGCAGACCACTCAGGCATGTGCGGATTTACATCATCTTTACGATACTCAGAACGTGCTCTAGCAATGGCTACGCCAAATCTATAACTCTTGTAGGGATCTGCTGCGCTTAATCCTGGGATAGTATAGGTATCACGCATTGGATCTTTTGTTTCAGGCGGTAGATCTCTTTGCTCTGTTATAAATTCGCGGGCTCTCATTTGTAACCTTTGAATGCTTTGATTGGGCTTGTGTAGTTAACTGCCGGATGTTCTTTGCTTTCAAGATCTCCGTTGTTGAGATCTTTAACATCGCTGCCAACTGCCTTAAAGGCCTGCTTGAGCATTTTGTGTTCTTCTTTGGTGTAAGGCTGTGCAGTGTTATATTTGCCAACCCAACTGGCTTGGTCCATGTCTACCGGAGCGTCGGTGCCATCAGCGCATGCTGCGGCCATCATCACACGGTTGAGTTCATAGGTGCGATCGTATCCGCCCGGGTCACGAAACTTATGCAAGCCAACTGTGGCGTCATGGTAACCACGACGTATTTTGCCTTGCTGTTTTTCTGCTAAGAACTCACGTGCTCTCATTATTGATTGCCTACACCATTTTCGCCTGCGGTAGCAGATGTTGCTGTACCAATAGCGGTGGCACTAAACCCTGTACCAGTTACGATGTTAAGGTAGTTGCCTGCGCCAACATAGTACTGTTGAACAGAGTTACCAGGAACAACAATAGCATTAGCATAGATGTTGCCAACATCAGTTGTCATAGTAGCATTTGCTGGGACGCCATTGGCTTGTATGTAGGTCAACTGGACTGCGCTGACTTGAAAAGTCACGTTAGCATTGGTAGTAGCAAATTCTACTTTGTCTGTGGTCCAGGCTGTATTGCTTACAGCGTTTACAACTTGTATTGCAGCCATTATTTCTTATCCTGTGGTGGAATAGCAACCACTGGCTGGAACAACTGACGTGTTTGATGTAACACACCTGGAATATCAACTGGTTGTTGCTTGTACCCACTAGTAGCAGGACTGTGTGGGTTCTGCACTGGTGGGGTTGTTAACGATTCATTGTATGGCTTGTAAGTCATATTAAACTCCGTATTTGCCTTTGTACTCAGACCAAAGATTAGCAGTAGCAGAAAGGATACCTTCGTCTACTTGTTTTTCTTTCTTGTCATCAACAGCCTTCTTGAAAGGCTCTTTCTTGTCGCCGTCTTTGTCAACGTCCAAGAAGTCAGGCTTTTTGCCTTCCTTGATACCAGCCATTTCCATCATGCGCTTGATAGCATCTTCTTCTGCTTCTGCGTATGTGCCTTCGCGTTCTTCTTGGCCTGCAATAACAGGCACAGTTGTTTGGCCTGTAGACTTAGGCTTGTTCAAACCGCCGGCATAGCCAAGATTGTCTTGTGCTGTTTCTTGGTTAGTAGGCCAATCTGGGCTGTTTTCGTCAACTTGTTCGTCACCGCATGAGCAGTCAGGAGTACCGCAACCGCATGCTGATTGATAACCAGATCCACCGTAGCCTTCAGAGTCGCTGCCACCTAAACCTGCAGACTTTAATAATCCTGCTAGTTTAACTGCATCCTCATCTTGTGCAGTAACAGTAATGCTCTTTTGACCTTCAGAGTCCGAACTTAGGTTAACACTCATTGATTCAGCAATCATTGTTTCCAACTCATGGTTCATTGAATCATAAATGCCTTGTCCAAAACTGAAACCGCTTGATGCTGTAGGTGTTCCTGAACCGCCTGCTTCTTCAGTTTTTTCTTTCTTTTTGCCTTCTGGCTTTTTCTTTTCAGGCAAGCCTTTGTGCTTGGTAGAAGCAAAGTCTTCAGCGTCTTTCTTCTTCATACTCTTGGCAACTTTAGCAACTTCTTTTGAAGGGGCTTTTTCGCCCTTTTGTGTTGCATGGACCATGCCCATGAACTTTTGTTGCTTCTTGCTTACTGCTTTTTCGTCAAGTTCTTGACCACCTTGCAGTTCTGCTTTCTTACGTGCAATGTCAGAAACAGCAGCATCACGGCGACGGTAGTCTTTACCAAGGCCTGCGAAGCCCATACCGTCATTGGCAGTTGAATGCTTACGCAAGAAGTTTTGTGCCATTTTACGAGCGGCTTCTAGTTGATCCATAGTCTTGCAACTTTGGATAACCTTGGCTAACTTAACCATATCAATGCCTTCGTCTGCACCTTCATCAACTTCTTTAGCCTTGCGACCACCTTTGTGCTTTGTTGCCTTAGCAGTTACACGCTCTGGTGCTTTGTCTGCTTTCTTAGGACGACCGCGTCCGCGCTTTTCACCGTCTGCTGGCTTGTCATCATCAGCGCCAACTGAATAACCTGTGTTAGGATCAGTGCGGCGAGTTACACGACGACCTGTGCCTGTGTTCTCAATGTCATGCTTGTGACCGTGAGTAATTTCACCCTTCTTGGTTGCTGAACGACGACGTTCAACATCCTTGAGCATGTCATCCCAGCCTTCGTCCATTTCGCCTTCGTTAGCGCCTTTGTGACGTAGTTTGTTTAACACAGCGCCAGCAACACGCTTGCCGCTTTCTTCAGAGCCGTAACGTTCTGCGGCACCTTTGGCAATCTTAGCAAATGCTTTGCCTGGCTTGCCGATGTCTTTACCAGCACGTGCCTTCTTGGCCGAGTAATCGCCAGTAGAGCCTTCATCTGTTTCTTTTTTGCCAGCACCTTTACGGAGCATAGCAAAGTCGTTGGCATCTAACTTGCCGTTGTTGTTCTTGTCTAATTTCTTTTGACCGCCTGTGAGTGCGTTCTTCATTGCTTCAGCAGCAACGTCGCCCAACATTTCGTCAACTTCTTTTTTGGCTCCGGCAATCTTGTCAGCAAAAGTAATCTTATCTTCTGGTGGTGCTAACTTAGCAAATGCCTCTTTGTCTACACCTTCTTTAGGCTGTGCAGGCTTCTTGCCTGTTTGTGGCACGCCGGCTTTCTTTTGCAAGTCGCGGATCATGTCTTCATCTGACCCATGTCCAAGAGTCTCAAGACCTTTCTTAGCAGCACTCTTAACTGCACCGCCAACTTTCTTGACTACATCACCTAGGCCTTCTTCAACAGGCTTAGAGTTAGCACGTTCATTCAATTGACCATGCTTGAGTTCAGGCTTCTCACGAATAGCATCGAGAGTTTTGTTTAAGTTGTAAAAAAATGTCATTGTATTATCCTCTTGGGTGTGCGCCAGTTGCTGGCTTAGGTTGACGCTTGATGTTGGTCATGGGGCTCTTGGTACCCATTGGCAAATCATTTGTAGTCTTTGCAGGAGGTGTTTTACCACCAGCAACGGTAAAGTCTGAGCGATAAGCATTTTGCAAGGCCTCATGTTCATAAGGACCAGTTGCATAATCTTTGCTCAGGGCTTTTTGTTCTTTGTCTGGAGCCGGATAATCTGTATTTGCCAACAGATCTTTGTTTTGATCAGCAATCTTACCTGCTTCTATGTTTAGACTTTCCTCGTATGGAGTTGTATTCATTACAATACGATTTGGATCCATACCTAATAGTTGTGCCAACTGCTTGATTTGTGGTTCGACTGCAGGGTACTTAAACTCAACATCAATGATGCTCATTGGTTGATTAGGGAATGCCGGAAAGTCTGGGATTTCTTTACGGACTGGGGTAGTCTTGGGGTCACTAAACTTAACAACATCAAATTGATCAAGTTTGTTACGTAACTGTTTTGCGAAGTCTGCGTCTACATCTCCAACTATCTTAATGCGATAATTGTATGTACGTTCGCTTTCGGCTAGGTATTTTGCAAATGGTTTCATATCAGGTTCCTGTCTTATATTTATTCTTTTTCGTTCTTTTGGTCTTTGCCAAGAATTCGATCAAGCAAGTCATTGCGGTTTAAAACTACTCCATGTCCGGTTTCAGTTACTCCTGCCCCGGGTTCTGCTCCAGCACCATCACGATCCATCTTGAGTTTTTTCATCTGCAAGTCGATCATTTTTAGTTTTTTGTTTAATTTTGCTGTTTTTGCTGTAATAGCATGCCCAAGCATTGTGCCTGCTGTGGAGAATATTTCAGCAGCAAATCGTGAATCTACTTGCATGCCAAGATCCATTAGGTCTTTGTAACTGCCTGTGGCTAGCCCAGCAAGTTCGTCCATTTCTTCGTCAGAGGCATCTAAGCCCTTGACTGCTGGCAAGGCTTGGTCAATCTTGTCTATGGCTGTGTCTATTGCTGCCAGCGTTTCACGATTTTGTGGGAGTTCGGGAACGGCAGCATCCACTTCTTCGTCAGTGGGAGGGAGGTCAAAAAGTTCTTCTAGTTTCCGCGTCATGCGGATATTTATGGTTTACTTCTTACCGTTGTGGAACATTTGGTCTTCAGTAATTACCCGAAATACCAAGCCGTTGCGGCGAGCCCATTTAGTAGCAGCATCCCATTTAGCATAGTTTACAGCAATCACAGCACGGTCCCTGCTTTTCATTTTTTCTTCCAGGACGCTTTGTCCCTTGGGCTTGATTTCAATCAATTCTGCTTTTACTGTGTTATTACGAGTACGATAAGTGATCAAGAAATCCGGGATGTAATTCTTCATCTTGCCTGTTAGAGGATGACGATAAGGAATTGCAATGCTTTCGCTGGCCCATTGCAGTATGTGATCATTGGTGTCACAAAAACGCATGAAACTTAATTCCCACCCAGATCTGTATTGGGGTGTTCCATTACCAACGTACTTGTCGCGGTTGATAATGTCGTATTTGCCTTGTGCCCACTTGGCCATTATTGTATCACGTTTCTAGCAGCATAGAAATTAGGAGTAACTGGATTGCTTACCCCTAATAATGTAGCACGGCTACGGATTTGGTTTAAGAAGTACGCCATTTGTACGTCTAAGCCCATGCCAACTTGTCCCTGGAATTGCGCCAACAATGTTAAAGCAGGAATGTTGGTTTCTTCTGCAACTCTAAACAAACTCACTGTAAAGTTTCCAGCGGCTTGTTTAGTTTTCATTTCCTGCAAGAAATACGAATGCACAACATCGTACTCTGCTGCGGGAACATTTACATCATAGTTATAGAACGTATCGAATACTCGTACGGTCTGGTCAATGTTGTAGTTGGTATAATTTACTGTAGACATGTTTAACGATTGTTATTTCTCTGTGCAGTTGATGTAGGGAATATCCATCCATCAACTTTGTTAGCCACTGAACGTGTAGCGCCAGGCAACGATGTAATAATTGCATTCTTGCCCAGCGCAGTTGCGTCACTGACTGCAATACTCTTAAGGTCTTTGCCTTTAAATGTATTGTAGGCTGTTCCGGCTTTTTGTGCTGCACCAATGAGACCAAGTACACTGCCACTTGACAAGTCTTCCAAAATACCCGAAGCAGTATCCAACGCACCACCTTGTCCAAAGATTGTTGCTTGTGAACCATCGCGAGCCAATGGGCTCAATGTTGTGTCGTAGTGTGCTGGGTCAGCAAAGCCTTTAGCATTGCGATCAGGTCGTACAGCACTGATTGCACCAGAATAATACTTAACTGTTTCGTAATCAATGGTCATTGTATTTTGCATGATACCATTGCCCGCAGCATAATCATATTGATCGTGACTCCAACTTTTGATAATTGGGTTGATCAATACATACTCAGCAAATTTGTGTTGGTCCATGCCATAAATGCGAATGTCACGGAAGAACGGTGGCTTGCCGCCGCTGCTGAACTGGCCAGTGTTGCCGTCATTGAATGCTTCGCCAATGTAACCCCAGTCGTTTACATTGCCGATTCTTTGATCGCTATAAATGTCTCTGTTGTTGTAGCCAAAACCTGTTTGCTGGTTAGCAAGTGCGCCAAGGCTACCATTGGTGTTGTTGGGTTCTAAATAACGCTGGCTTGGATCTTTGTAGTAATAACTGTAGTATTGATACCACATATTACGTACTATGTCCCCGCCATCGTCGTGAAAAGTCATAGTCACGGGCTCATAATTGAGTTTTGTCTGAACTACTCTTTTACGATTGTATTGATTTAGTGTTTCCGTTTGTATGTTGTATTTTGGTAAGTCAATAGTCTTAACTGTTAAACTAAGATTACTAACATCACCGTCGCCAAACGCACCTTTGAGTGCTGGAATTTCTTGAACGTTTATTGTAAAGGAAACATGGAATAAGAACTTAAATCTTGGTTTAAGTTCATATGCATTTGTGCGAAAGACTTTACTCGCGTGAGTAAAGTCTCGCAGACCTTGGTCAATGCCAAAGAAACCTTTTTGAAGGTCTTGTCCAAAACTAGACATTATCTATTACGCTGCACCAGTAGCGGATACAGTTCCTATAGCATTACGTGTGGCGTTACCGAAGTCCCAACCAGCAGCAGTATCAGATTTAACAACACTAGCGTTATCAAATGTAATAGTCAAGTTAATGGTTACTGGAGCACTTTCACCGTAGTTAAGAGCGCCGAAGTCAGCATTTTTAAGATAGCAGCCATACAATTCCCAAGTTTCAAGAACTGTTGGTGCAGCAGCGCCGTTACCACCATCAAGAATTTCACACTTGGTTGTAAACTTATAATCAAGACCTGAAGCAGCACTTGCTTGTTCCAAGAAGTCCATTTGCTTTTGCAATTGCAAGCCGACTAACTGACTGACGTTGCCGCCTGCGTCGTCACGAAGTTCGCAAGTGACATCAGGCCATGAGTGCTTACCTGCTAACTTTAATGTTGAGTTATAAATTGGCAATGAAATTTCTTCGAACGTTGGGTTCGGTCTTGCGAAACTCATTACTTGCTTTGTTAATTCTGTTGAAGCCGGTTGTGTAGATGCCCCGCCAAAGTTTACAAAAGTAACTCTAAAGCGATACTTGAGTTTAGGCATCAACAGGCCTTGGCCTGTTGTATTATCTGGGAGCCGTACGCTCATTTTATTTAATGATGCAGATGACATTTAAATTCTCCTATATTGTTATTTACCTTAAATGGAGGGTTAAAAATTAACCCCCCAGTTTATTAGGCTGCTGCTCCTGAGATCTCACCAGTGTTCTTAATACGCAATGGAATGTAGATGAATTCCACGGCCTTCACTGGCTCGATAGCAATGTCAACCCACAACTCGTTTCTATCGATACGAGCAGGAGTGTTGTTACTCAAGTCACAAACAACTAGGTAGTCATAGATTGCTCGTTTAGCAATCAAGTCAATCATCAGGCTAGTACACAAGCCAGAAATCTCGTTACGTGTGAGTTCATCGTTTGGTTCAAACAAGAACAACTTACCAATTTCTTCTAAGCGACCGCGCATGAATGCAACCAAACGTGCAACGTTGATACGATCCAATGCTGTTGTAACAGCCTTAGAAGTCTTGTTACCAAAGTTTGTAATACCAACACCTGGAATATAGGTAATTGGGTTAATGTTACGCTCGTACAAGATATCGCGAACTGCTTGGCTTACACCAATTTGTTGGAATTCGCCAGTTGCTGAATCGATATAACCAATTGCAACAGCGTTATCAACAACACCGCGGCGTGTACCTGCTGGAGCGAACCATGGGTAACTTACTGCATCTGAACGCAAGATTGTACGTACCATCATGTGGCTTGGTGGTTGAACAACAGCGTTACCGCTTAGATCACTGGTCAAGCATGATGGATAGAACACGCCACAATAGTTACTTGTAGCAGAGTTACCATCTTCTGTTGGCAAGCCAAGACCGTTGTTGTCTGTAGCCCATTCAACCAAACTGTTGCCATCTACTGCCAAGCGCATTGGTGTATCACCAACAACAAACAATGTATTGTTGCGCTCGTTGCTTAGTGCAATCATATTTGGTGTCAATTCAGGATATGCAGGAGTTGCAATGATGTTGAACTGATTTTGTTCTTCACGTGCTGCTGTGCTTGTATCCAAGCCAGACTTCATTGCTGCAACAACCATCTTGCGTTGTGCAAGACGACCTGAGTACATGCTACCGTCTGTCTTATTGCCACTGGCTGTTACCCAAGTGCTTGAGACTGTAGGATAAGACTGTGTAACCCAGGTTGGGATATCTGGATAATTGGCTTCTGTCAAGTAAGATGGTTGGAAACTCTTGACGTTGTAACCCGAACGACGTGTGTTCCACAACAACATACCTTGTGGATATAGAGCAGGGTTAGGTGCATCTAAGTCCAAGTAGTTGCTGGTTAACAAACTAACAATAGTTGGCAATGGATCTGCTACAGGATCTGTAGTGCCATTAGGAGCCCAACGTGCATCTGCAAACAAGATACCGTTTTCTGTTACTTGGTCAGTGGTGTTGATTGACACCCACTGGTCAACTCCGCTCACTGGTTCCCAACGATACATCACTGGATAGTTTTCTAGGTCACTAGAATCAATCCACAAGTCGCCGTATTGCAACGGAGATTCAGCAACGTCATTTTGTGTTGTTGGTGCAGTTGCAGCAATGATCGGGCCTGATTCATTTGTGTTACGCAAGTCAAAACCACGAACATCATTTGAAACGTTTTGATAACCAACCCAAGCACCGTTGTTTTGAATCATGATATCTACATCACTTACTGTACTGTAGTACCATAGACGGCCTGCGGCAGGATCTTGATCTGGTGCAGTGTCGCTAGCAGTATATGTAAACTCAGGTGCTGTAACAAAGTTACTCAATAGCAAGCCACCGTTAACTGTTGAACTAACACGAACTTGTGGAGTTGCTGCTGCAAAACCAGCAGTAGTCAATGGAGACCCAGTGACGTTTCTAACAAGAATAGAACCGCCTTGTGTGTGAGTAATTACAATGTTGCCTGCTGTGTTTACACTAGCAGTAACATAAGGAACGTCAGCAGCAGAAACAGCAGTGATAAAATCTGCCACTGTACCTGTGCCGCCAATTGTAGCAGTTCCAGAATTGTTAGTTGACTGACCAGCAGCCGTTGCAACAATACTAAAACTATCGCCTACGTTGAATGCTGTGCCTGTTGGGGTTGTTGTACCAGTAATTACAGTTTGACCGATGGCAATTTTTTCCAACAATTCAAAACCAAAGTGTGGGTAACTAACATACGCAGGGGCAGCATTGTACACCATGTATGTTGTTCCAACTGGAATATTTGCACCGCCGCCAGTTGGGTCCATTGCATAAATTGCAGCAGTATCGTTCTGATAAATGTTGGTTGTTTGAGCAACCCAAGCACCCAAAGTAGAATTGTATTTAGAAACTTTGATGTTTGCGCCATTGTTTGCTACGCTCAAGTTGTTCCATACAGAACCACTTGGACGTGGGCTAGTGTCAGTAGTTCTCCAACGTGGGCTTTGATAACTGTACGATGGGAGATATTGTGGTGCATCGTATTCACCACTGGTGAGACCAAGTGCTGTAAACAATGCTGCACCGCTGGTTGGACCAGGGTTGATAGCAACAACGCCACCTGTGCTGGTTGATCCGTCGTTTGTTGCAGTTGAATCAGCAAAAATAAACAATCTACCGTTGACTGCTTCTGCGGTTACACCTGTGATCGCTGCACTGTTAATTTGTGCAGCAAAACCGGCTACAGTATTTGTAGAACTAACTGTAACTAGAGAATCGTTAATAAACATGTCTGCACCAATGGTTAAACTGGTTGGTGTAGCAGTACCAATAATTGTTGCCCATGATGACTTCCAATCATCTGAGCCAATTTCGACCCAAACGTTGTTTCTATTTTTGTAGTAACCTGGATTGTCTATGCTCAATGCAACTACAGCGTAATCACCGATGCTACCAAACGATGCAAGAGGTGTATAATCGCCTGCGCCTGCATCTACTACATAAGCAGAATCAGTGATAATTGTTGGAGTTTTAACAGTAAACGTATTAGTTGTTTGATTCCATTCTTGGATACCCCATGTTGTAGTAGATGTATCTAACCAGAATGTTCCATTTGCAGCAGTGCCAAGTGGACGGCTCAAACTAGCAGTTAATTCTGTTAAGTCAATATCAACACGTTGAACATAAGCACGGTTAGTAACGCCCAATGCTGAATAAGCAGCAAGCAAACCGTATTCATTGAGTTCGTAACCATTGATAGGTGTACCAGTTGTAGTTTGATAGAAGAACGGCACGCCAAATGTTGCTGCCAAATCTCGCTGACTGGTGATAAGATATGTCTTGTTTGCATTGGCTGCAAGAGTACCTGCGGCAACGGTTACGCCATCGCTTGATACTTTGTTTTGTGCAGTTGCAACTAAGAAATAAGGGACTGTGTTGACAGCAGAAGAGATATACTGACTCTCGTCAATTACTGTTACTTCTACGCCGGGTGATACTAAAGCCATAGTGGTTTCCTTTTCAAGTTGTAGATATTTATAGGTATATTCAAAAAAGGTGGCTCTACGCCGCCCTTTGGCAAAGGTCCACCATAAATATACCATGAAAAGACCTATATGTCAGGCATGTAACCAACGTCCTTGTGCAGTTAACTACTACAAGGACGGTGTTGCACATTATCGCAAACGCTGCGAGACTTGCCAACGCAAAGGCAAAGGTATAGCCAAGAGAAAACCCCGGTGGGAAACAGCGGGGTTTAAGAAAAAGATGAGTTGTGACAAGTGTAGTTTTAAGGCACGCTACTCAAGTCAAATATTAGTATATCACGTTGACGGTGATCTCAACAACACAGCGTCTAAAAACTTAAAGTGTGTTTGTAAAAACTGTGTTGAAGAGTTGCTCAAGAGTGATCTTCCTTGGAAGCAAGGTGATCTTGAGCCAGATGCATAACTTGTGTGTACAAATGGTCCAGTGTTCCATTGTTGTCTAAGATCTGATCAAAATCAGTGCCAATCCAACTATACTCACTGGCATGAACCCCTAGTTCGTCAAGTTTCTTTTTGCTCAACGACCAACGGGAATTACCATTGGGTCCACGATTATATGCCACAGCAGCATCATACCATTCAGGTTCATCACCACGTCTAATACGCACAACAATCCCGCCTGCGGCTTTGATTGCTTTGATTTCGTTAGGGAATCTGCAATCAGTAATAACAACATCATCAGTGGTATTACGTAGTTTGTTTTCTAAACTAGCAATCCAAATATCGTCGTGGAATCCAGTTCTTAGGACATTTGTACCCCATTGCTGTAGTACCCAACGCGGGGTTAAATTAGGCATTTTGAGGCGTTCTGCCCACCATGGATCAACTTGCTCGCGCCACTCTCTTGAGTGTTTTGTGCGCCCTTCTAGCATTGTTCTGTCCCAGCCAAACACTTGTGCTACTGCATCTTTTAGGGTGTTAGCAAAACTTTCTCTGCGAAAGTGATGTAAGTTTACAAGATAATCTGCTGCGGTATCTTTGCCCGAGCCGATAAGTCCACAAATTCCAATGATCATTTTAACTCCGTAACGTTGAGATATTTAAGCGTATTTTGTAGCATGCCAATTTGTCTGCGGCAGTCCTCTAGCGCATGATGACTTGTGGGCGGGATAGGCTGATCGGGCCACAGTGAAAATACTGTGCGGCTGTCACGCACCATGTAGTATTTCCAGGGCAAGGGTTTGTGATAACTTTTGTAAGCATGCTCAAGAATGTTCATGTCGTATGTAGGACCTTGAGCCCAGATCATTTTACTGTGCCAAATTAGTTTCCCTAATTCGTCCAAGGCTTGGTCCAGCGGAATACGACCGTCTTCGTTGAATGCTTCGTCCCGCACAACAGCAGGTTGCGTTGCCCACCACTCAATTGTGCCATCGTCAATCATTCGATTTTCCTGGCTTTCTAGTGTAACTCGGGCATAGTAAGATTGCTCGTAATAGCCTCGACCAAAAGGGTCAAATGCTTGAGCAGCAATAGTTAGGATAGTAGCATCCGGGCCAGTTGCTAGCCCTTCTAAGTCGATCATGAGGTGCATGTTGCTATTATAGCATCAATGCACTATGATGTCAATTATCCAATTACCCAAGTTAGAGGTTGTGAGCCATCTACGTAGTTTACCAATTGCAGTAACAGTGCGTCCATGTCTGCTTTGGCTTCTGTTTTCATTTGAGTACCGTTTAGACTTGAGCCACCTTGTGGGCCAGCAATGCTTTGGAACTTCTCACGTGCTTCGCCAATGATCATTTTGCAGTTAGCAACCATGTAGTCACGGATCCATTGTCCAATTTGATAATCAGCAAGCAATTGAATTTCTGGTTTGAGTTGGTACACCCAAAGCAACACGTTTTCGCCTGTGCCTTTTGGATCACGAATCAACTGTAGTTTTTTGGTTACAGGATTCCAGGTGTAGTTCATGTAAGCGCCAAACATACGCCCTGCTAGTTCAACATATTGTGAGTAAAAATCGTATGTTGCTAGGCCACCTGCAACGTTGAAGTTCATTAGATAAACGTTCAAACTTGCTTGAGCAAACGGATCGAAGTTACTTGCAAACGGGCCAGTGGAGTCACCAAAAGTTCTACGGAAAATTTGTCGCACAGTGGCTACTTCTTGGGGCAAAGTGTAAATGTTTTCATCTTTGATCAACTCCATGAAGATGTACGCTTCTTCATAGGCGCTGGTTGCACGTTGACGATATGTGCCAATAGTTTTTTGATATGCTGCTTCGTAGTGTGCAGGGTCTAGTTCCAAATCAACGATCTGATCACCAATTTGTAACTTTACATATTCTATTAGATTCTGTTTTGCTTGTTGTAGCGTGTCTTGTGCCATGTGGAACTCCGTTGCTATATTTATAGTTTAACGCTGCCTTTGCGCACAGGAGCAATCACTATGTTTGTTTTATGTGTAGGACAGAACTTACACTGATCAATTGGGTTGTTTAGACTTTCCAAGAACTCTTCTTTGTATTCAGCAAAATTATCCACAGTCAACGGCTTGTAAGAGTGCAACATTTTGCGGTCTGCGTCCGAAATATCAAATGTATGTTGATCGTCAAACTCAGGCAGGAGTGCCGCAGGACCGCATTTATAAAGTTTTCCTCGGATGAAATGATAACTCTTAAAACGAACGTAAGTGCATGCACCGTGTGCTAGCACAGGATCATTGTCAAACAATACATAACGCCCGGCTTCGTTTACTTGAACAGTGGATGTATTAAAGTTGTTTTGAAAATAAACGTTTATGAATACTCCGTTGCGATCTGAGTATTGATAGTCTGCATTCCATAAGTCAGGACGATGTGTGTTTTGTTGCACAGGCCCATCTAGAAATTCGTGTATGTCTGCTTGCAGTTGTTCTAAGTCTGCTAGATTGTGCAAACTAATAGCAATACTGTTTCTGTGTCCGTTGCGGGGTCTAGCATGTGCAATGGCGTCATACAAACCCTTGACTTGATTAAGGCGGGTGCCGTTTGTTAGCACCTGTACTTCAATGCCAAATGCATCGTTAAGGCCGTGTATCCATTCTACAATAGTGGGATTAAGCAAAGGCTCACCACCCATTATGGTGATGGCCTTTAGATCTATTAGTTCTGCCCAACGCTTGTATTGCTCGGCATGATCACTCCAGCGTTGCCACCCTTTGAAATCAAAGTTATTAAATCTATTGCACTGATCGCAAGTTAGATTACAAACGTTTGTGACGTAGACTTCAATTTTATTAAAAACAGGGCGAGCAATAGGATCCATAGATCCTATTTACCAGACTCGGAGCACCACCAAGTTCTCTGTGCCACGAGCGTTCCATGCTACTTCAGTGGCTTTGATATCCTTGAAGTATTTGCGAGCAGCCGGCTTGCCAACAGTGGTAATCTGCTTGAGTTGCTCTGCTGGTTTGCGAAGCGTCTTTTGCACAGTTTCAGTGGTACTGAATCCAATCACAGCATTGTTCTTGACTGTAAACACTTTGGCATACTCGTCCGCCACTAGGTGGATCAGTTTGCGCTTCTTACTGTCGTACAACCATGCCTCTGACTTGTCAACAAGTTGTGCCGCTGGCAGTGACTTGAGTTTGAGTTCTGGGAAATCTGCACAAATTTTAAACTTGGCTGCTTTCTTTTCTGGTGGTACTGCTTTGACTTTGCGAGGCTTGCGTTCCACTTTCTTGATCTGCACATAAGAGCCACAGTCACTGAGCACTAACTCGCAAAACTTAACGCATTGCTTGAGTTGGTTCTTGTTCATGTAGTCGTATGCTTTGGCCAAGTCAGGATCTTTGCCTGCTACAGCATCTTCAAACTCAATCAGTTTCTTAGCCCAACGATCTTTGATCATTGATACCATTTGCGGAGCAATATTCATGCTTCGCATCAGACTCACAGGTTTGTAGTCAGCGTTGAGTTTTGCACCGTTAACAATAAACTCGTCAAACAAGCCCTCAAGTTCACCAATGCACTCGCCCACTTTGTCGCGAAGTCGATCTTGAATTGTGACTTTGGGTGCGGCATCCTCTTCTACTGTGACTTCTTCTCGGGCTTGTTCTTTGATAGCCAACAGTTCAGCAATGAGGTTGTCTAGTTTGATAATCTCGTGCTCGTGGAGTTGCAAGCCCATCATGCTCATGCGACACAACCAACCTGTGGTTAGGCGGATTTGGCTGTCAGAAAGGGCACGAATTTGTTTTGCATCCTTGGTGCGTTCGTGCGCATCCAAGTAAGTTGCAATCATGTCCTTGGCTTCTTTTTTGCCATAAAAGTAGTTGTACCAATTAAACGCACGGCTTAGAGCAGTAAAACGATTTTCAGTAGGTTGCTCGCGCCAAAGAGGCTCGTCCCCAACATACTTTGTGTCTGGGCTACGGGGATTCAGGGGTTTGAGTGCTTTGCTTGCTACTTTCATATCGGCTCCAATTCGTGGTTACAAGTGTAATTATAGCACTTGCTCAATTTATGGTCAACCAGTAACTAAATAGTACTACTATGCCACGTTTAAGTCTTTACCGCCCAAATAGAACCCGCGATTACCAGTTTTTGGACCGCACAATCTCCGAAATGTACACAGTCGGGGGCCTAGACATCTTTGTCCACAAATACATGGGCCCACAAACAGGTGGCGAGGACTCTGCACTTTCAGGCAACGGAGATGCTACACAGCCAATCTACGACGACTTAAATCCGTTGAACATCCAAGACTTGCTGTTGTTAGAAAACCGCGACAGAATTTACGATCAAGACATTTATGTCATGCGGGGTGTTTACAATCAGCAAGACATTGACTTTGATTTAACGCAATTTGGCTTGTTCCTAAACAATGATACTTTGTTTATTACGTTTCACTACAACGACATGATTGATACGTTTGGTCGTAAGTTAATGAACGGCGACGTGCTAGAAGTACCAAACTTAAAAGATTACTATCCATTGAATTCTGCAATTCCGCAGGCTATGCCAAAATACTATGTTGTACAAGATGCAGCATTTGCCAGCGAAGGATTTTCACAAACTTGGTTACCACACTTGTGGCGTGTCAAAGCAACACCGTTAACAGACTCTCAAGAATTCAAAGATGTTCTTAAGAAGCCCATGGTTGATTCAACTATTTGGGACAATGGGAACTTCTACCCTGCCGGAAGCATTGTTAATCAAAGTGATGTATATTATCGAGCCAAGATTAACACACCTGCAGATATTGATATTACCAATACAACATATTGGGAAGAGTACACGCCTCCAACACAAAGCGATTTAATGGGTACTCGCGAAAAAGATTATCAACTCAACGATGCTATCGTCACACAAGCAAACGTGGAAGTGCCGCTGTCTGGCTACGATACTACACCATTTTATGTTGTGCCCACAATTACTCCAGCACCTAGTGTGCCAACAACGTTTAACTTGTGGGACCAAGATTCTGTTTACAGCACCGGTGCAATAGTTAACGTAGGAACTGATTACTGGATCGCTTTACAAAACGTTCCTGCTGGCGTTGCATTATCCAATGGACAATTTTGGGATCCGTATACTGGCAGCGCAGGCGGCCCTGCTAATCCAAATGGCATTACCGCAGACTCAACTACCACAGTGGACGGAACACAAGGCGGCATGAGTGTTAGCCCAGAAACCAATGGCTATACAGTAGGTTATCTAACAGGCGACGGAGTCCCGCCAAACGGCTTGCCGGCTACTTCCGGAGTTGCTTTCCCGTTGAATCCTGTGTCCGGCGATTACTGCCTACGTTTAGATTATTTCCCAAATCGTTTGTTCCGTTACAATGGAGCACGTTGGATTAAGATAGAGGACAAAGTGCGCAACGATCTCAACAATGGTAACACCAATAATACTTTACGCTCGTCCTTTGTTAACAATACATACACTGTGCCAACAACAGATATGGGCAACATTCCAAGTCGCCAAAGTTTGTCGCAGATTCTTAAACCCAAAGCAGACAACGGCGACCAAGACGGCAACTTGCCTCCTAACCCATATCCGCCTACACAACCTGGACAGAAATCGAGTTAAACATGCAACAATTTTTTTACGATGCGCAAATACGCAGATTCTTACTGCAATTCACTAGAATGATGTCAAACTTTCAAGTGGAGTACGGTAACGAAAATGATGGTGTCAACAATGCTGCATTGCTTCGTGTGCCTGTTCGTTATGGTGATGCTAGTCGCAATGCACAAACTGTTCTTCAAAACAACTCAGCAAGTAGTTTACCATCAACTCCATTAATGACATTTTATGTCAGTAGTTTAGATTATGATCGTCCTCGTATGCAAGAGCCGTACTTTGTGAGCAAGATGAATGTTCGTCAACGTGCTTATGATACTGTTACAGACACTTACGAGACTACACAGGGTAATGCATTTACTATTGAACGACTAATGCCTGTGCCATATAAGTTAGGTATCACACTTGACATTTGGACCAGCAACACAAATCAAAAAATGCAGTTACTGGAACAAATGCTAACTCTGTTTAATCCTGCATTAGAAATTCAATCAACTGACAACTACATTGACTGGACTAGTTTAACTGTATGCGAACTGGATTCTGTGACATGGACTTCAAGAACTGTTCCTGTTGGCACAGAAAATCCAATTGACGTTGCTACTTTAAAATTTAGTTTGCCAATCTGGATTTCAAGTCCTGCCAAAGTTAAAAAACTCGGTGTTGTTGAACGTGTTGTTATGTCAATCTACGATTCACAAGGCGATGCTGCTGAAGCAATTTACAACAACGACTTGCTAATGGGAACCAGACAAGTTATTACACCGTATAACTATGCCACTGTTCTTATTGGCAACAAAGTGCAATGCTTGCAACAGAAAAATATTATTCAAGAGCCTAGCAATACATCACTGACTCCAACAGATATCATCCCTGATTCTAATTTACTGTGGCCTGCTATCATTGGCATGTATGGTGTATTACGCCCAGGAGTAAGTCAACTTAGATTTGAACAGCCCGACGGTACTGAAGTTATTGGTACCATTGCCCTAGACCCAAATGATGATCGGTTTGTGTTGTTTGATGTTGACGTCGATACTGTGCCACAAAATACGTTACCTGCTATCAATGCTATCATTAACCCATTGACTAGCGCACCTGGTCAAGGCTTGCCAAATGCTGCACTGGGGCAAAGATATTTGCTAACAGACGATGTAGGTTCAGCACAGCCTTGGATCGGAGAGTTTGGCCGTCAAATTGAAGCCAGTGCCAATGATATCATTGAATACGACGGCACCTGCTGGCGTATTGTATTCTTGGCTGCTGCACAAGGCGGCGAACAGTTTGTTACTAACTTAACAACCGCACAACAATATCTGTGGACTGGCCAAGAATGGATTAAAAGTTATCAAGGCGTGTATCCTGGTGGTACATGGAGACTCGTACTTTGAAAGCCGTTGGCGTTTGGTTCCGTAGTGCATCTACAGGACGCTATCTTTATCTACTACGCAACGACCCAAAGCATCCCGGTGCTTGGGGGTTACCGGGTGGCAAAATTGAAGAAGGCGAAACTCTTCTAGGTGGTATGGAAAGAGAATGCATTGAAGAACTAGGCTATTTCCCTGCCTACAAAAAACTTATCCCGTTAGAAAAATTCACAGGCTCAGATGGTGTATTTGAATATCATACCTGGGTATGCATTGTGGCCTACGAGTTTGTTCCTACACTCAATCACGAGCACATAGGATATGCCTGGATCGATTCAGGCACATTCCCTCGTCCTATGCACCCAGGCCTCTGGAGTACTGTAAACATTGAAGCAGTACAAAGCAAAATCCTGCTTGTTGAGCAGGATCTTGTTCGTTAAGCCTGGCTTTCGAAATACTGTAACTGTATCTCGCCAACCGGAGCCGATGACGTTACCAGGGCAGTAATTTGAATTGCTAGTACTTCTGGACCATTTGGATATACCCCAGTGCCTGGAATAGCACTAGTACCAATTTGCTTAACCGAACTTAGATCAAGTTGTCCTGAGTTAGTTGTTGAAATTGGGATAGCAAACAAACGCTCGCCACCTACTAGTTCTGTTGTAATCGCAGCAATAGTCAAGTTCAAATCGTTTGCTGGTGTTGCTCCACCTAACGATGTTCCAAGAATCTTAACTGTATCGCCAACAGCGTAGCCTGTGCCTGGATTCTGAACAGTGATTTGTACGTCATTGTTGTTATAAGTCGAACCAGCAGCAGTCAATTGAACTGTGACGTTGGCCCCCGAACCTGAACTAGACACGTTGGTTAAACTCAATCCTGCGTAAGTTTTAGAACCACTTGTCACAATCTTAGTACCTGACTTTGAGAAGCCGCCAGTTGATCCGTAAGTACTAGATGTTACGCCGCCTGTTGTTTGGTCGGTGTACGTAGGAGCAGTTGAGAATTCACAGAAACTAGGTTGGAATCCTCCACCTAGGTTGTTTAGGCCTGTCCAACTAGTTGTTGAAGCATCGATGTTGCTTGGGTTCAAAATACCTTCAACAAGATAACGTCCAGCAGTGATGTTAAACACCATGTTGTTCAATGTAACCTGTGCGCGGTTAATCAAGTCACGCTCACCTAGGTCACCAATAATTGAGTTAGATACACTAGGTGCTAAACGCATACAGAATGCTACTTGTTTTAAACCAACTGTTGCTGGCAAACCGTAGTTGTTTCTTGAATATGTAAATTGATAGCCTTGGTCACCGTCAAAATTACCGTCCATGATTACTGATGAACCCCAGTGATTAACCAACGGCGCACATGTGTTACTGATCAAAATAACACCAGTGTTGGTTGCATGACTTGTTGCTCCACTAGAAGTGAAACTACGGTTTGCGCCTTCAATCCACTGAGTAAATGTTGCAGCACGAGTGCAACCAGTTAAGTCGTTGCCCGACTTGCCTGAATATTTGATAATTTCACTGTCAATCATCACAAACGCTGGATATGTTACGCTGGCATTTGGATACTCTGTAGCATCATTTAGTGTAATCGTTGTTTGAGTATCGTCGATCGCTGATGCCAAACTGTTAACTGGACTTTCGTTGATCGCTTCATAACGTGCTGGCAAGTTTCCTGAACGCAAGTATGCTTCATTGTTCAAGTTGTTGTTAGGGCGACGGTGTGCCATAATAAACTCACCGGCTTGGCCACGGATCATCCACTGTACATAACCTGCACCGTACCATGAGTATTCTACACCCAACATCTGCATCTTGCTTGGGTTGAGAGTATAGCCACTCGGTCCAGTGCCATCAAGTGGATCAATGTTGAAATCTTCTTGGTGTACGCGAATTTCTTGGCGCAAACACATCTTAACACGGTTCTGGTTAGAAACGCCGCGATAAGGAGGAACAACAGTCATACGTTGTTGATCTAAGATAGATGTCACAGTATGAGTCATGCCGCGTATAACAACATTGTCGCCATTGTTGAGTTGGTCTTGGAATCGGCAAATTGTATCACCTACAACCAAGTTCGATCCAACGCCTACAGACACATATCCAGCAACCTGGAATGTTGAACTGCGTTGTACTACGTTGATGTTTGTGCCATCACATTCCCAGAACATACCGTTCTGATCATCAAAAATACCTGCACGGATTGAACTACCATGCCAGGATTCTGTGTTTACTCTAGGCTGAGGTGCTAGATCAGGAGTAGCAGAACCGAGTTCTACCTGTGCTTGAACGGTAAAACTTGTATCACTAATGATACTGGTTACTACATACCCTGATCTTGAATATCCTGTTGTGTTCACTCCAGAAATACCGATAACTGCACCTTTTTGTAAACCGTTTTCTAAGTCTGTGGTTACTGTAATGATACTGTTAACTGCTGTTCCATCGGCTGACAAAGTAGTAATGTCAAATGTTGGCTTCAACATTGTACCAGACGTAAACAAGATACCTTTACCAGATTGATAACGGAAGTACTTCTTGGTTTGACGAATAGCACTTGCGCCGTGTGTAGGAACGCCTGGGCCTAAGATAACACCACCGTCAAATGGTCTTGGCAAGAATGTTGCATTAGAACGAACGTTGATTGTTCCTGTAATACTTCCAGATACTGCTGCACCAGTTTTTGCTTGGTATGTGAATGTAGTTGTACTTGGTACACTGAGGATCAAGAAACTACCTAGACCGTAGGCATAGTTGGTTCCAGACATTAGGTTAGCCAAGATTGGAGTTCCGGGTACCAAGCCGTGAGCATAAGTTGTTGTTACAGTAATTGTACTTGGGTTAGCACCATCACTAGTGATACTAGTAATATCAAGGTCAGCACCATCAAATGGATATGCTTCACGTACAACAGTATCTGTTTGATTAAGTGTGTAACCCAATGCTAGGGCTGGATCACGGTGCGGATAGTAACTAAAGTTGTTGGTATTATAACCTAGATTACTAACAATGTTCAGGCCTTCAGCATTACTGCTATAAGTGTTGAGAACTGTACAATATTCGCCTTCGCCGTCACTGATTCCATGATCGGGTGCATTAACTGCAACTAGCGGAACGTTGGCATTAGTGCTAGCATTGTACATACCAGTCATGCGGACCATTAATGAACCTGCGCCTGCTGCGGTTAATGCTGTTGATCCAAATGCACTGCGACTAATAGTTTGTGTACCGTTAACTGCTGTGCTAACCGAAGTATGTTCTACTAGTTCAACGTTGCCCGATAATCGTTGAACAATACTACCTACAGGCAAACTGTTTGCACTAGGAATGTTGTACCAACCACGCTGCAATTGTAACGTAGTTGAGTCTGTGACTTCGTATACTTTGGCAATTTCTGGTTCGCCAAGAACATAAACGTTCTTGCCTGAGTTAATGTTTGAGCCAGCACCGTTGGTGTTGTTTGTGCGGCGTGTAACCGTGAGTGTGTTTGCCGATACGTTGGTAACTGCCATAACTTCAAATACGTTTGCAGTAGCAGTTTCGATTGTAATATAGTTACCGTCAACAATACCAGCAGCGTTGGCCACTACAACAGAAGTAGTTGCTGTGCTTGAAATGGTTGTCGCCAAAGTAGTCGCTGCACTAGCGGGAATTGGTAACAATAATACATTGTCGTCTGCAGAGATACCTGTAGTGCTGGCCACAGTAAATGTACGTTCTTGCGGACTAGGTACTGCTGTAGAAACATAGGTAGTTACAAAAGGAGTTACGTTGCCTTGTGTTTGACTAATAAGCAAAGCAAAATCATTTGTGGCCCATTCAGGAGTACCTGGGTTGCTTAGTTTTACAGATGTATCAATGTTTGACGAAATAGTATCATCGCCAGCAAGGAAAGAAACATAACCGTTGGTCGCCAGGAAAATGTCAGCGCCTGTATATTCAAAGAATCCAGGAATGTTGTTGTTTGTAGAAAAGTTCTGCCACTTGGTATTTTGTAAGCCATATTCAAAGTCAGCGTCAATCAGGGCTTCTGGATTTGCAACACGGCTGCGGCCAATGGCATCCATGCCAAACGCCCAAGGTTGTGTGGCAATATACTCACCTTCGATATAGATGGCCAACTTATCATTGGCGCTCATTGTGCTAGTGTCAAGGTCTAGTGTAAGAGTAGTAACACCTGCGTATGCTGCTGGAAAATCAGCAGTTGTACCATCGGCCCAACTCACTGTACCACCTTGAGTAGGTGCGCCAAAATTATAAATTGACTGATTAGTTGTTGTATTATAGATGGCCAAAAAGTCTTGGAGATTTACTCGACCTTGTACTTTGATCGTTCCTAAGCCAGCAGTTCCTGGTGTAAAAACGTATTCATTAATTCTTTCTCTTGCCATCTTTTAAACTCCAAATATGATTTGATTAGCCGTCAATGTTGCTTGTGTGTCAACACTGAATTTGTTGTAACTTATTGTTCCTGTTGCAATTTTGCTGTCTATAACAGTAGCATCGCTGGGTGTGCCAGTATATAGCGTATCGCCAAACAGCAAGCCGAAAAATGGTGTTAAGTTTTCTGGGGGCACCGCGAAACTTATTTGTGAACCCGAAATACTAAAATCAACGCCAGGATTCAGTATCACGTTGTCCAAACTTACCATCATTGCATACGCAGTAGGGGGAGTAAATGCTACCCCATCAACTGTGATGTTGAACGTTTGTGTGACTCCATTGAAAGATAGGCTATCCATCTTTCTATATTGTCCAATTTGTGGTGTGTTACCTAAGTAAGCCATTTTTTATCCTTATAGTCTACCGACTACAACTTCAATTACACCTGCTTCGCCATCGAAGTTTTCAAGTGCTTTACCGATTACTGATCCAATAACAGGAGTTGCACATGCCTGAGCCTGACCGTTGCCTGCTGGAATCATTAAATCACCCTTGCGCACTGTTCCTACTACGCTTGTTGGTACTCGACCAGTTAGTGCCAATGTAGCAATGTGTTCTGCTGCTAGGGTTGAATTCATAACGTGCGCTGGGTTAGTAGACACCACACCTGCTACTCGAGCACTGCCTGGTTTAGCAACAGTAACTTCAAATTCACCACCAAATTCTAACACAGTACCCGGAGCATATTTTGCATCGGCTGCATAATTTTCTGCCAAGTCAGCGTATTGTGCTGATGTTGCTTTAGCAAATATTGTGTTAAAGCCCACAGTAGCATTACCGATATTGCCTACACCAGTTGCGTTAGCATTGGTGATACTACCAACGTTGGCGGTACCTGTTGAAATATTCAAACTTCCGGCTGTAACTGCGCCAGTAACTGCTAAACTTGTTAGTGTACCAACTGAAGTAATGTTTGCCTGGGCTGCACCAGATACTGTGGCTGCATAGCCTGTGGTATTAACACTCAATGTACCTGTTACGTTTGCTGCCGGAATCGATGTAAGTCCAGCACCTGAACCGTTGAACTGACTGCCAGTAACTGCACCAGTTGCACTGATTAATCCACTGGTTAAAATGTTGCCGCCGGTGATGTTAGCAGTGGTAGTAATGGCTGTAACCATGTTCAACGCTGAGATAACGTTGCCACTTAGGCTCAGTCCAGCAGCATTTAAGTTACCACCAACAACGTTACCTGACGCACTGAGTGTTGTGCCAGTTAGTGTTGCCCCTGATACCAATGTTGTGGCAAGCAAGTTACCAGTAAGTACGTTAGCAATGCCGTTGGTAACGTTACCTGTTGAACTTACTAAACCTGCTGTGTTGATGTTACCGCCTGTTACGTTACCAGTTGCAGAAACTAATCCACCTGCAGAAATAGCACCGGTGGTAATTAGGTTGCCACCGTTTACGTTGCCAGTTGCTACTACGGATACAGCACTTACCGCAGCAATCGAAATAACGTTACCGCCTGTGATGTTACCCGACATTGAAATAGTGGTACCGTTAAACGTTGTTGCAGATACAACGTTGGCACCTGTAATGTTGCCACCGCTACCTGATGTAGACAAGTTACCGCCTGTGATATTACCTGCTACACTAAGAGCAGTACCGCTGGTGTTAGCAATTGCTACAGGAGTTGCAGCGTTAAATGTTGCTGAGCCTGTGCCTAATGCAGCACCTATCCCAATAGTAGTTGTAGACCCTGCTGCACCATTTTCACCAATGCTGAGAGTTTTGGTGTTGCCTGATGATGTGACACCGTTGCCAATGTAGATTGGTTGTGTGGCGGTTGAGCGGCCAACGGTAATGAAACCTGTTTGTGCTGTTCCGCCAATATTTGCATTACCAGTTGTTTGGCTTGTAGCAATATTAATTGCTTGTGCAGAGGTGCTGAATGTAACTCCGCCTGACGCACTCAATGTCACACCTTGCAACAATTGCGATGCAAATATATTGCCACCAGCAATGTTACCAGTTGTTGTAACGTTCGAAACTGTGTTAATAGCACCAAGAATGTTACCGGTTAAACTTAAAATACCTGTGTTAACATTGCCGCCGGTGATGTTACCAACTGCACTTACTGCGCCACCACCTAAGATATCGCCAACTGTGGTTACAATACCTTGGCTGATGATATTACCACCGTCGATGTTAGCAGTTGCAGTAGCAGTAGTTCCAATAAAGTTAGTACCGTAGATATCACCAGTTGCCGAAATCAATCCAGCAGTTTTAATGTTACCGCCTTGAATGTTGCCACCTGCTGATACTTGCCCAGTAGTACGTAAGTTGCCCCCGTCAATGTTAGCAGTGGCTTGGATTAAACCGCCAGTTAAAATATTGCCGCCACTTACATTGCCTGTGCTGGTAACGATGTTACCAGCGGCGCTAACAGCACCAGCAGTTGTGATGTTGCCACCAGCAACGTTACCGGTTGCACTAAGAGTAGTTGTTGTAGTAACACCACCAACTACAGCGATACCGCTAGACCAAATGTTAGCGATTGTAACACCGTTAACGTTGGCAACAATGTTGCCGTTAGCCGAAGGAATAATAACCTTACTGGTGCTATTTAAAATTTGTGTAGTATCTGTGGAGATACCTGTTAAATTAGAACCGTCACCGTACAAGTATGCTGCATTAACTGTACCAGTAGCAGATAGATTGGCTAAGACTAAATCTTGTAGTTGGAAACTTGCATTACCTGTGTCAACTGTTGTACTGGGTTTTGTTAACAAATTACCAAACAACTTGTATTTGTTATCTGTGATGTCGCGGAAATAACCAGTGTAACGAGTATTTGCACCATCGTAGTATTGAGAGACAACACCTGTATCGTAAGTGTCGCCTGGGTTGGCGTTGGCCAAGAAGATAAACGGATCGTTAACTTCTAGAGAGTCTGTACCAGTAGTAGTAAAGATACCGTTAACTGTAAAGTCACCAACGCAGGTAATATCTCCGCCAACGTTTAAGTTACCAACAATGCCTGCTCCGCCGCCCACAGTTAGAGCACCATTATAAACTGATGAACTTTCTGTGTTGTTGGAAGTAGCAATAATTCCAGTTACATTAACGTTGCCTGCTGCGCCAACTCCACCTGCAACAACAATCGCACCAGTTGTTGAACTAACCGAAGTAGCGTTGCCGTTGAATACTACACGGTCCGATCCTTGAACTGTGACACTCATCGATTGTGAGTTAGCCCAGTAGATACCTGTGTTGTCGCCTGCTAATGAGTAGACACTGGGGTTGCCTTCTGTGCCAGAGTTAAAAACGCTGGCTGTCAAGTCTAGAGAGTTTAGAGCACCAGCACGATATGTAACAGTGATGTTATTAGATCCAGTGCCTGGAGCACTTGTGAACAACAATGTTGTGTTCCCAGCGGTATAATCTGTATACGGACGCTGCAATGTAGTGCCGATCATAACGTCAAGATCCGACGCTGATGAAACTGCTCTGTTCAACGTAAACTCAGTAGCAGCACTATTTCCACTAAAGAATTCAGTGCTGGTATTAAGCAACGGTGTATTAGGATTAATACCGATATAAGCCATTATGTGATTTCCATGATACTCAAAATTGCATCAATGCTGCTGGCAGCACTACTTTGAACATAAATCTTATCGCCTGTGATCAAAACAATCTTTTGATCGCCACCAATTGGTACCAACGAAGCACCACTAGAAATTGGAGCATTTGTAATTACGTAAGTGTTAGCAGCACTTTGATCATTTATATAAACGTTGGCAGAGATAGCACTGCCGGAAGTATTTGTAACTGTTAGTCCAACTACTACAGTAGTAGTGTTGGCACCCACAGTGTATGATCCTACCGCGGTTGCTGTGGTTCCTACGCCTCTGCTGAGTTTTCGTGTAAATGTATTTGCCATTTTTTATCCTAATGCTATTGCTAATGCTGTTGCATCATCTACTGTTGCTACTGCTTTTCCAGTAATACTTATGCCTGTTGTAGCACTGATATTATTGGCAGAGATGTTGCCGGTGGTTGAGAATGTGCCGGTGGTTGTAACGTTTCCACCAACAATATTACCAGTTGCGGTTAGACTTGCACCGTAAATTGCTCCGGTTGCAGATACTGCGCCACCTGTTGTAATGTTGCCGCCTGCAACATTGCCTGTTACACTAAACTGGCCAGTTGCATTGTACAAACGTGCTTTAATATCGCTAGATCCAAAACCGCCAGTTGCAAACACAATGTCTTTAGTAGTGCCTGTATCACCTGTAGCAATAACCAGGTTACCGCCAAAACTTGCGTTACCTTGAACAAACAAGTATCCGTCATTTGGTGCTGTTACTGTGTATGCTAGGTCACTGAACGTATTGCCAGTGAAGCCCATGTCTACCCATCCCGCAGACTCAGTACCGTTGTTTGCGTATGCTGTAAAGTCTGCAGAACCAAATCCTGAAGCGTTTTGAATACCAATTTGGGTATATGTTAAACTAGAGTCTTTACCAATGATAACTGGTGATGTTGTAAATCCGGCTGTGGCTGCGCCTGAACCAATGTACAAATCTGTTGCACCAAAAATGTTACCAGCCACAGACAATATACCTGCTGTAGTGATGTTACCACCAGTGATGTTGCCGGTTGCAGAAATCAAACCGCCTGTGTTTACATTGCCGCCAGTGACGTTGCCGGTTGCCGAAACTGCACCTGCTGCACTTACTGCACCGCCTGTGACAATATTGCCGCCAGTGACGTTGCCGGTTGCTGTTACTAAACCTGCTGTGTTTACATTACCACCAGTGACGTTGCCAGCAGCAGAGACAGCGCCAGTAGTGTTAACTGCGCCGCCCGATAAGTTCAATGCACTTACAACGTTGCCGCTTAGACTCAATCCAGCAGCATTTAAGTTGCCGCCAGTGATGTTACCAACTGCACTAATTAGAGCACCAGACAGAATGTTTCCACCTGAAATGTTACCAGTGCCAGTTAGAATGTTACCGGCTGCACTAATACGTCCAGCAATGTCTAGGTCACCGCCTTCGTTTGTAGCAATCTTACCGCTAACTGTTAGAGCGTTAGCAACATAGTCATACACAAATCCAGAGTCAGCACCAAGTTGTCCATTCAAGTTAAACATAACTTGACTGTTTGCGCCCGGAGTATTGATGTTACCTTGTAAGTTACCAATAAACGTTGTAGCAATAACATTGCCACCTGTGATATTACCTGTTGCGCTGATCTGTGCAGAAGTTAAGATGTTGCCGCTTGCGCTAACAACACCTGCGGTACGAATATTTCCACCAGTTACGTTGCCTGCTGCTGATAAAGTAGTTCCGGCATTAATTGATCCAGTTGCAGAAACCAAACCACCTGTATTGATATTTCCACCGTTAACGTTGCCAACACCGCTTACTGGTCCGGTTGAGAACACTGAACCAGCGTTGATAGCATTTGATGTTAGGATGTTGCCACCGCTGATATTGCCGGTTGTTGTAATGTTACCAGTGCTGTTTAAGTCGCTAACAACGTTGCCACTCAAACTCAATCCCGCAGCATTTAAGTTACCACCAATAATATTGCCAGTTGCAGAAACCAAACCACCAGTATTAACATTGCCGCCGATTACGTTTGCAGTTGCGCTGAGTGTTGTAGCAGCCACTAATACTGTGTTAACATTACCACCTGTAATATTACCTGTTGCCGAAACCAAGCCGCCTGTGTTGATGTTGCCACCATTAACGTTTCCAGTTGCAGATACAGCACCGCCCGAATTAACATTTGCGCCGCCAACATTGCCAATTGCTGTTACAACACCATTACTGTTGACGTTGCCACCAGTGATGTTGCCACCAACTGATGCTTGACCTGCTGTAGTGAGGTTGCCACCTGTGACGTTACCAGTTGCACTCACAATAGATGCTGTGACTAATGTAGTACTGAGGTTGCCACCTGTGATATTTCCAACCGCAGTAATTAAGCCAGGAGTTTCAATGTTGCCACCTGTTACATTACCAGTTGCTGTAATTAATCCAGTTGTATTAAAGTTTGCACCGCGGATATTACCTGATGCGCTTACTGTGGTTGCAGCAACCAATGTAGTATTAACGTTGCCGCCGTCGACGTTGCCAGTGGCACTTACTGTGGTTGCAGCAACCAATGTAGTATTAACGTTGCCGCCATTGACGTTGCCAGTTGCGCTTACTGTTGCACCTTGAATCAGTGCTGCACTGTTGATGTTGCCGCCTTGAATATTACCTGTTGCTGTAACTGTTGCACCTTCAAGATCACCAACTACAAATGCACCGTAAGAATTAACTGCAACTTGTTCACTAACGATAGCAACATCAGTTGCAGCAAACATCTTACCGGTTGAATCATCAAAACCGATAAACGCTTGTTTTTCTGCTCCGTTATAATACCAAAGATCTAAACCTCGATCTTTGCCATCGTCGCTTGACAATGGAGCACCATTTGGTCCTCGACCAACACCAATAATCGGATCTTCAACACTCAATGTTGAAACGTTTACATACGCAATGTTGCCGTTAACAATCAAGTCACCACCAACAATAGCATTGCCAGTTGTAGTCAATGTAGCAGCAGATACATCACCGACTGTGTTGATGTTGCCGCCAATGATATTACCAATTGCAGTAATTGCGCCGCCAGTGTTGACGTTGCCACCAACAACGTTACCAGTGGCACTTACTGTTTGTCCTTGAACCAATGCAGAAGTAATTAAATTTCCACCAACAACGTTACCAGTAACAGATGCCAAACCTGCTGTGTTTAAATTGCCGCCGGTGATATTGCCGGTTGCAGTAACTAAACCGGCTGTACTTATATTACCGCCAGTGATGTTACCAGTTGCAGAAACAATACCGCCTGCTGAGACATCTGCAATAGATATAACATTGCCGCCAGTTACATTACCTGTGGCTGTTACAAGTCCTGCTGTGCGCAGATTACCTGCATCAATATTACCAGTTACACTTAAACTTGTTAAAGTACCAATGCCAGTGGCAACAACACCAGTTAACAAAGAACCGTTACCAATGTAGTAGTTGGCTGAAATGTTACCTGTGGTAGTTACATTACCAGCAAGTGAATCTAAATTGCCAGTGTAAGTTGGCAAGTATGCTGCAACATTTGAGTTGCCGTATGTTGCCAATCCAGACAACAATGCGCCATTACCTAAAATGTAGTTGCCCGAAATATTTGCTGTGGTTGTAATATTGGCTGCACTTACTAATGCACTAACAACGTTGCCACTCAGGCTCAATCCCGCAGCGTTTAAGTTACCGCCGACAATGTTACCAGTTGCAGATACTACAGTACCGTTGACGTTTGCACCTGTTACGTTGCCACTTGCAGAAAGTGTGGTAGCAGAAATTACGTTAGCACCTGTGATATTACCTGCTCCGCCAGCAGTAACAATGCTACCTCCAACGTTGATGTTACCAGTTGCACTAACAATACCTGTGTTTACATTGCCGCTGTTGATGTTGCCAACTGCGCTGATAATACCGCCTGCGGTGATATTGCTGCTAGCGTTTAGAGCACTAACAATGTTGCCACTCAAACTCAATCCCGCAGCATTTAAGTTACCACCAATGATGTTGCCAGTTGCACTTACTACACCACCTGTGTTTAAGTTAGCCCCACGAATGTTGCCCAAGAAGTTAGCAGTACCAGTGCTCAAACTTGTCATTGTGTTAGCAATAACAAAATTACCATATACTGTAACATTGGAATTACCAAACTGCGAACCAAGATTGATTTGAGTAGTTGATGTGCTTAGTGTTTGCCCAGTACCGAGGTTAACAGTCTTTGACTGGCCAGTACCTGGGTTCTGGGTGTAAATGTTATACGTTGATGTTGTCAGCGTATTAGACAACAAACCACCACCGTTGGTGTTGGTGTAGATGTTGCCGCCAGTTATCAAGTTACCGGCCTGAACGTTGCCAGTTGCAGATACATTACCGGTTGCTGAAACAGCGCCGCCAGTTATAATGTTGCCACCTGTAACATTACCTGTTGCACTTACTTGACCACCAGTTAATAAGTTACCACCAGAAACGTTGGCTGTAGTTGTAACATTGCCTGTACCGCTGATTACATTTGAACCCAATGCAGCCAGCAATGTTGTTACGTTAGAATCGCCGTAAGTCGATCCGGCAGCAATACCAGTTAAGAATGCACCGTTACCTAAAATGTACTGACCGCTGATGTTAGCAGAAGTTGTGATGTTAGCCGCTGATAC